TGTTAGGATAGATTATGCCAAAACGTGATACACAGGCCGCACAAGATCGTCGCAAAAACAAAGAGACTGAGAAGCGTCTGTTTGAAGAGTCTCAACGTCTTGAACGTGAGCGTATTAAACGAGAAGAAGAGTTAATTAGGCGGCAACAGCAACAGGGTGTCTTTAAAGGCGCTAAAGGCGGCATACTTAAAATGCGTCACGGCGGCAAAATAGATGGACTCGCTATGCGGGGCAAAACTAAGGGGCGATATGTCTAAAGCAAAGCCTACAAATGCAGCATTGTGGTCTAAGGCCAAGTCCGCAGCCCGAAGTAAGTTCAAGGTCTACCCTTCCGCTTATGCAAATGCTTGGGCTTCCAAATGGTATAAATCCAAGGGCGGCGGTTGGTCAGGCGGCAACAACAAGGTAGCTAAACGTGGCAAAAGCAAAAGTAAAAAAGCCTAGTGCCAAGGGTGGCCTTGGAAAATGGTTTGGCGAAGATTGGAGAGACGTTAAGACAGGTAAAGCCTGTGGACGTAAATCCGCTAAAGGCAAGTCTAAGCGCCCCTACCCTGCCTGTCGCCCTAAGAAAGTGGCATCTAAGATAACTAAGTCCGAGGCCACAAAGAAAACTGGGCCTAAGCGTGTAAAATGGTCTACTACTGCTAGTGGTAAGAAGAGGACTAAATAATGGCTACAGTCGTACCTGACCTACCTGAGTTGTTTGAAGAAGCCTTTGAACGAGCTGGCTTGCAGATGCAGTCTGGGTATGACTTACGTACTATTCGTCGTAGTCTTAACATCTTAACCTTAGAGTGGCAGAATAGGGGTCTCAACCTATTTACTATTGACTCTGGTACTGTTGATCTGACTGCAGGGCAGATAGACTATAGTATGCCCGTAGATACTATAGATATTATTGAGCATCAGCTACGTACTGGTACAGGTACAAATCAAATAGACACAGCTTTACAGCGCGTTAGCGTGTCTACATACGCACAGCAGACTAACAAAAACACTGTAGGACGGCCTACGCAGATATTTGTGCAACGGCTACCTACCGAAGTAAAGTTTACACTGTGGCCTACACCGGACACTACACAGGCTTACAAACTATTGTACTTCCGTCTCAAGGGTATTGATGGGCTTGCGTCAGGTGTTGGAGGAGAAACAAACAATATACCCCCAAGGTTTGTACCTGCACTCGTATCAGGGTTGGCGTTTCACGTAGCTATGAAGAAACCTGAAGCCGCAGCTAGAGCGGTGCCTCTTAGAGAAGAGTATGAGTATCAATTTAAGTTAGCGGCATATGAGGACCAAGAACGTGCGTCTTCTATATTTGTACCGTTTCAAACCTTTCACGGTGGTATGAGATGAGCTACGCGTCTGGTAAACATGCATACGGTATATGTGACCGGACAGGGTTTAGATACCCACTAGAAGACCTTGTATATGAGTTTCAAGACGGGCACCGTACAGGGTTTCGCGTTGGCAAAGATGTAGTTGATCCAGACCAACCACAAAACTTCTTAGGACGTATCCGAGTAGTTGATCCACAATCACTGCTTGATCCAAGACCTGATGCTTCTCCCGGACGTGGTTTATTTGGTTGGAACCCCGTAGGACACACCCTTGTTCACTTAACAGGACAAGTAGGTAGTGTTACTTTAGACATTCCTGTACCAGAAAGCGATACTGTCACGGGCGTAGCAGCGTCTGGTTCTGTAGGTACTGTTAGTGTACTTGCAGGAGACGATATTGACGTTTCAGTTACAGGTATAGCAGGTACAGGCGCTTCAGGTGCTGCTACTGTAACTACAAACATATTTGCGGTAACGGTAGCCAGCGGCACTAACCCATACGGCACAGGCAATAAGTTCTACATAGATGGCGTTGTTAGTCCGACAATTAGTATTGCAGAAGGTTCTACCTTCCGGTTCGATCAGTCTGCTTCTTCTAATAGTAGCCACCCACTTAGATTTAGCACCACAGCTAATGGTACGCATGGTGGTGGCTCTGAATACACTACAGGCGTAACTACGTCAGGAACGGCTGGACAAGCTGGTGCATATGTTCAGATAACTGTAGCTAACAGCGCACCAACCTTATACTATTATTGCGTAAACCACAGCGGTATGGGCGGTACGGCTAACACACCATAGGAGATTTGGACATGGCACCTAAAACATCTAAAAGGCCCGTAACACGGGAAGACGCAAAGAGATTAGCAGCAAAACGTAAGCGCGTTAGCGAATCTCCCGGTATGACCAAGCGGCTGAATCAATCTGGTGCTACTGGAAACAAGGGTTCTCGTTTTGGAGCAGAAGAAACTGCTAACATGATGGCTACCGATCCTGCCCGAGGGGGTACAAACCCAAAAGACGAAAGAGATAGAAAAAAGGCGCAAGCATTTTTTGATTCAGTCTTAAAAAAAGCCTATGGCGGAACTATGAAGAAAAAAGGTATGGCTAAAGGCGGTGCTGTAACCAAGAAGAAGGCTGGTGGTGCTGTAGCTAAGAAGAAGGCTGGTGGTGCTGTAACCAAGAAGATGGGCGGCGGCAAGATGATGAAGAAGGGCTACGCCAAAGGCGGTAAGCTAACAAAAAAGATGGGTAAAGGCGGAACTCTAGTACGCGGTACTGGCGCGCAACGAAGCGGCAGAATGGCAAGAGGACCAATGGGATAATATGCCCTACCTACAAAGCAATATACCGCACTTTAAGTGTTGGGTTCGTCGTGAGTATACGGTCAATCATGAGCGTTACCACGGCGAATTTCTACATGCTATGGTTATTGCTGTAACTACGATGCCCAACAGATGCCTGAGTTTTCAGGTTATCTTTACGGGGTGTGAAGCAGACGATACAGACGATGAGAACGTGCATGGCGGGGCTATGTGGGCTAGGATGCCCATAACTGCCTTGGTAGCTGATGAACCGTTTGAAGAGTGGCCCGAGGGTATGGCAGTTCACGAAGCCCAGCCTTGGGACTGCCCTTCTCATACACATGCGGTATACACGCTTGACAGGGCGTCACCTTGTCCGTGGATGGCTAAGATCGCAGGAGGGTTTTTTCCTGCTAAGTACTTGTTTACTGTGGATTATACCGACACAGATGTAGCAGATGATCCAGCGCAGCACAAACAAGCGCATGTGTTGCAGCTACTAGATGCAGGTAAGTGGACAGGTAATATAGTGGCGTTACCCAACAACAGAGTACGGGTAACACATCCTGCGTGGTTTGAGACAGGTGAAGGCGCACCAGACTTTAAGCCATCACAACATATACATTATTCTAAATCTGATTTAGACTACACATTAGATGTAACACAAATATTCGATAACTTGTACAACGAGGATTAAACTTATGGGCAAGATGAAAGAATTGGATATAGAACTTCAGGACTTGCGGACAGAGTTTTTTGACAGCCCCGCGTCAGATCAAATGAGTTTTGATCAGTTTCTTATTAGAAAAGGCAAGAAAAACCTGTCTAAGCTGGCCGCAAGCAAAAGAAGCAAGGGCGGTAAAATAGATAAGATGGGTAGTGGTGGTGGTGTGTGCAGAGGAATGGGCAAGGCTCGTGGGGGCAAATATAGGATTGTCTGATGAATTATACTGAGCTTACGCAAGCTATAAAAGATTATACAGAGAACACAGAGGCAACGTTTGTTTCTTTGATCCCTACGTTTGTTCAGCAAGCGGAGCAACGTATATTTCGTACTGTTACTATACCCGAAGTCAGGTCCAACAGTACGGGTACTCTTTTTCAAGGGAGCCAATACCTAGAACGTCCCGCTGATTTCTTAGCGGTATTCTCTCTAGCAATTATTGACCCTACTACAGCGGTGTACACGTACTTGTTAGAAAAAGACGTTAACTTTATGCGCGAAGCATATCCTGTAGCTGCTACTCAAGGTGTACCTAAATATTACGGTCAGTTCGATGGTGACGCTGTAACAGCGGCTACAGATGGACACTTTATAATAGGCCCAACACCTAACGCTACATATACCGTAGAGTTACATTATTATTTTGAGCCTAAGTCTATCGTTACTACAAGCACGTCTTGGCTTGGTGAGAACGCTGACACTGTACTTCTTTATGGCTCTCTGGTAGAGGCGTACACGTTTATGAAGGGCGACCCTGATGTTATGCAGTCATATAGAGAACGATATGAATCTGCGCTACAACAGTTGTCTGTTATTGACGCCGCTAGCAAGGGCGATAGCTATAGGGATGGGAACTTTAGATGAATATGCCGTTTGAAATGTCTGTTGGTAGTGTTGGGGTTAAGACTACTAATAACCGAGGCTTTACCCCTGAAGAAGTCGCGGAACTATGCGTTGATAGGTTGATGATCGTGTCGAATGATGCGCCCCCCGTGATTAGAGATCAAGCCTTGGCTCACAAGGAACGTATGAAAGCTGTAATCGCAGCCTACATGAAACAGGCTATCCAAAGTGATAGAACTACTGTATATAATGCAATCAGTGATGCTGGTCATAAAAAACTAGCTGAATATATAAGGAAAATGTAAATGGCATTCTCAGGAAACTTTATGTGTACCTCTTTCAAAGTTGAAGTTTTGAAGGGTGTCCACAATTTTACCGCTGCATCTAACGTATTTAAGCTGGCAATGTACACAAACAGCGCAAGTTTTAATGCGGCTACTACTGCGTACACTTCTGGCAATGAGGTTAATGGCACAAACTACACGGCTAAAGGTAACGCCATAACTACAGTTACCCCTGTCGCATCTAGCACAACGGCTCTTGTAGATATGGACAATGTTGTATTTAGCAATGTGACTATCTCTGCTGTTAGAGGTGCATTGATCTATAACGAGGCAGCTTCCGGTGATCCAACTGTTTGTGTGCTAGACTTCGGTTCTGATAAGGCTGCTAGTGCAGGTGACTTTACCGTAGTTATGCCTACCGCAGACGCAAGCAATGCAATTATCCGTATCGCCTAATTGAGGTTATAACCCATGCCACTACCTTTTTCTGGCTGGGGCCGTGGTGGTTGGGGTTCCGGTAATTGGAATAGCTTACAAGTAGGAGTATCTGTTACAGGCGTAGCGGGTACAGGCGCTGTTGGTAGTGTAAGCACTACCAGCGGTGTTACTCAACCTGTCACGGGTGTAGCGGGAACAGGGTCAGTAGGCTCTGTAACGGTTATTGGCGCTGCCAACATAGCAGCTACAGGTCTGGCAGGCACTGGGTCAGTAGGTTCTGTAACGGTTATTGGCGTTGCTAACATAGAAGCTACAGGGGTTAGCGGCACATCTGCACTTAATACTGTTGTAACTGAGTCTGATGGCAACCTTACGGTGCTTGGCCTTAACTCTATTGGGTCAGTAGGCGCAACCACTATAATATCAAACTCCGTAATCCCTGTTACTGGTCTTTCCTCTACAGGTTCTGTGGGTGCAGTAGCAACTAGAATAGGTATCAACGCTAACATCACAAGTGGTGTGGCAGGAACTGGATCAGTAGGCTCTGTGACTGTAACGGGCCTAGCAAATCAAGCTGTTACGGGAGTTTCTGGAACTGGATCAATAGGCTCTGTAAGCGTAAACCAAGAGTTTTCTGTAACAGGGGTAGCGGGTACGGGCGCATCAGGAACCGTTAGCGTAAACCAAGGATTTGGTGTAACGGGAGTTTCTGGAACTGGATCAATAGGCTCTGTAAGCGTAAACCAAGCGTTTTCTGTAACAGGGGTAGCTGGAACAGGGGCGGTAGGCGCTACAACTATTGATTTCTCCTACTCAGCTACAGGTGTGTCTGGCACTAGCGGTGTTGGCGCTGTTACCATTGAAGGTAAAGCTAACCATACTGTTACTGGGGTAGCGGGAACAGGGTCTTCGGGTGCTTCGACTATTGATTTTGGGTACTATGTCACAGGAGTAGCAGGCACAGGCGCTGTAGGTACTGTCAGTGTAAATCAAGCCTTTGCCGTTACGGGTGTATCTGCTACAGGGGCAATAGGTGATACGTTTGTGTGGGAGAAAATTAGTCCTACAAATAACGCAAATTGGACACCCGTAGTCGCGTAATCTGAAAAACATTGCGTCTTAACGATAGGCGCGGTATAAACTAAACAACTTATCTGCTTAGGAAACTCACATGGCTAGTACATATGGAAATGATCTTCGGCTAGAAGAGATTGGTGATGGCGAACAATCTGGTACATGGGGCGCTACAACTAATACAAACCTTGAACTAATTGCAGAGGCTCTTAGCTTCGGCACCGAAGCCATTACTACCAACGCCGATACGCACACCACTACGATTGCAGATGGAGCTACCGATCCGGGTCGCTCTCTGTATTTAAAGTATACAGGAACGCTAGACAGCACCTGCACTATTACAATCGCCCCCAACTCCATTAGCAAAACATGGTACATTGAAAACGGCACAAGCGGCTCTCAAAGCATTATTATCTCGCAAGGCTCTGGGGCCAATGTAACAATTCCAACAGGGCAAACTAAGGTTGTTTACTCAGACGGTGCAGGCTCTGGCGCAGCTATGGCAGAGATTGGCACTTTGGGCGTTACTAATCTAGCTGTAACTACCAACGCAACTGTTGGTGGAACTCTTGGCGTTACTGGGGTTCTAACAGGTACGTCATTAGATATTAGCGGCAATGTAGACATTGATGGAACTCTTGAAACGGACGCGCTTTCTATTAACAGTACAGCCGTTACGTCCACTGCGGCTGAATTAAATATTCTTGACGGCGTTACAGCTACAACCGCAGAACTCAACATTATGGACGGCGTTACTGCCACCACTGCTGAGTTAAACATTATGGACGGCGTTACGTCTACCACTGCCGAGTTAAACATTCTGGATGGAGTCACAAGCACTGCGACTGAAATAAACCAATTAGACGCTATTACTCGCGGCAGTATTCTGTACGGCAATTCTTCTGGTGCAACGGCTAGGTTAGCTAAAGGAAGTGCCAATCAATTGTTGCAGTCTGATGGTACTGATATATCTTGGGCTACTGTTTCTGGATCAGACAGTCGGCAATCATACGTTACGAATGCTACCGTTGACGCTAGAGCGGCAGTATTCCTAAACAGTGATGGAACGGTAGATCAAACGGGTAGTTATTCACTTGCAGACAATGACGTTGTAGTCAGCACCTTTAGCGCCAAACTTAGCGGTAATTATGGCGCTCAATATGATGGTCATGCTGGCTCGTCAGCGTATAAAGATTCAGGTACTGTTGCAGACCGCAGACACGTAACAATTTACAAATACCGTATTGGAACAAATGCTGCGAATGCAAGGTATGTGGTTTCTGCTGTTGCAGCAGATGGAACAATGACCCACGGCACACCCGCAGCGTTTAACTCTTCAGGACCAATGAATAATTGTAACGTAAAATACAACGCCAACATAGATAGGTTTATTGCTGTTTATGATTATGGTGGTTGGCAAAGTTCTGGTAATTATGGTGGTATCGCAGTTGCAATAGGTACGTTAGACGCCAGCAACAACACCGTAGCGTGGACGCATACAACTAATCTCGGAAATGCTGGAACCGATCTTCAGCGCGGCTTTACTTATGAGGATGGTAATAACTCTATAGAAACCCCCGCTTTTTCTGTTGCGGACGATGGCTCTCATCTTATGATCCTGCATGGAGGTTACTATAATAATCAAAGCAACAATTCCACTGGGGAGCTTTCTGTAAAAGCAGTTACTCTTAACGCAGGAAACAACACCGCCTCTGGGGGAAGTTGGTTGGACATACAAGTTTCATCCGGTACAAAATATGATTGGGGGTCCACATATCCCAAAAGCATTTTTTGGCATCAAAATTCAAGTCAACATATTGTTAATACCCGCAAGGCTGACGGCTCTGATGGAGAGCAAGACATTTATCTATTTACTGTGAGTGGCACTACACCCACTCAAGTAGGGTACGCTCTTGGGCCTATAGGTACTGGTGGGCACCCTTATGGGGGGATACAAAGTTTTCCTCAAATTGCATGGTATAATGTGACCAGCACAAAACTTTGGGGTGTTGGGATACAAACAGGCGGGGGAGTATATGTTGGTTTTTATGAAATGACTGTTGGAAGTGGAAGTATTTCAAACCTTAAAGTTAATCATGTTAAACTTGTGGAAACAAAACAAAATGGCGCGGATATAGGCAACTCTTTGATTTCTACCTACAATGCAATGACAACGGCTGCGGTTAATTTTGATAGTAACGGAACAGCTTATATACTTTATAAACCGGGAAATACTATGAATAGCGATAGTGCTCGGAGCGACGTAGCAGTTATAAAAATGATTTACGACGAAACTAATGTTGGAGCGTTAGTTTCCTGCACTCAAAATGAAGTGGCTTCTGACACAAGTATTATCTATCCTCAAGGGGGAGATTTTGTAACATATGACACTGGAAGAAACTTTTTGTTTACACTAGGCACGAATAGATTCACCAACTCTGCAGATGCGCAGGACTATCAGATAGTTGCTCAAACTATCAATGTAGCAAACAATGGCAGCGGTTTAAATCCTATTGGCATACATGATAGTTCTTCAAGCGTATCAAGTGGAGCCACTATAACGGTTGCACAGGCTGGCAGTGTAGTTTCTGGATTTAGCAGCCTTAATTTGGGTGAATCTCAATTCGGAGGAGGTAAAAGAATAGGATATGCCATAGCTGCAACTAAAGTATTTGTAACCGCTGATGGTAACGGAGGATAAAATATGTATGTACCAGAAACACTGGTTCCTTTTTGGAATTGGCATCCAAGGCACCCTGAATACAGCACATTACAAGCAGCTTTTGTTGTTTGGCGTAACTTAAAGTTGTGTGAAAGTGATTTTATGGCTTTAAGCGATACGCCAACAATGTCTACGGATTGGGCAACATATCGACAGGCTTTGCGTGATTTGCCATCTAATGCGAATTACCCTGCAAACTTAATCGACCCGACGTTTGTACCGCTAGACCCTAACGGTGAGTAAGGGGCATATATGCCGGATATAGATGAACGCGTCTCTGCGTTAGAAAGGGATATGGCTGCTTTGCAAACGGAAGTTAGGATACAGTTTAAAGAGGTCTTTACTAGGATAAAGCGTCTTGAGACCGTACTTATAGCTACATCTGGCGCAACCATTATTATGCTGTTAACAATTCTTAGTCGTATGGGGTAAGCATGTGGTACACGTTTTTGTTCTTATACTATATATAGGCATAGGATCAGAACGTGCGGCAATAAGTAGTGATTTATATTTTAAAAGATTAGATATATGTAATTGGTACGCTGAACACTTAGTTAGGCGCTTCGGGTATCCCGAAACAAGAGATTATGGTACAGCTTATTGCGTACCTAAATCAGTCGATCCTAGTAAGGTGAAGATTTATGATTGACCCTGTAACAGCATTTGCAGCAGCTAACGCAGCCTTCAAAGGCGTAAAAATGTTGGTCGGCGCAGGCCGTGAAATGCAGGATGTTAGCAAGCAGCTTGGGCAATGGTACTGCGCTGTTGCAGATATTTCTAAAGCAGAAACACAGCGTAAGAACCCAACATGGTTAGATAAGAAGACGCACGGAACCGATAACATAGAACAAGAAGCTATGGACATTGTTATCCGCAAGAAGACCCTGATGGAAAAAGAAAAAGAGATTAAGTTCATGCTAGACTATAGGTTTGGCTTGGGAACTTACGATGAGATGCTGGGTATGCGCCGCAAGATACGTGCTGAACGGGAAGAAACTGTATATCGTGCTATGGAAGCAAAGCGTCAAATACAAAATAATATGGCTATAGGTGGGTTAAGTTTAGGTATATTGTGTATGTTGGGTGGTGGTATCTATTTAATAATGTTGGCTACACAATGATAAATGCGTTAATACTATCAGTAACGCTTGCGGGAGTTGCTAATCCGACTCATGTGCAGTGTCACCTGTGGAAGAGGTTTACAGATGCAAACGATCAAAAAGTTTGTGTATACAGATTTACTGCAGGGTATGGTGGCTTGGGGTATCACTATCCTACAAAGAGTTTTTCTGAGTGCCCCAAGGTGTTTAGTTGCCTTTATGAGAAGAAGGACAAACGCCCTAGTTTGTCAGAAATACTAGATGGCCTAAAAGGAGGTTTCTAATGACTATGGAGAAGTTCTTAGCGTGGAAGGTTATGCCTCGACTTATGATGTTGGTAATGACGATTATGTATATACGGGTTCTGGAGTGGGGGATGACTTTAGAGGATTTGTCCACACAGCAGTCCGCGATGATATCAATTTGTTCTGGGTCTATGACAGGCGCATTTGCCGTATGGTTAGGATCAGAAAAATGATGGCATTACTGGGAAGTTTACTTGGCTTCGGTAGTTCGTTTTTACCGTCTGTTCTTGATTACTTTAAGGCAAACCAAGCGCAGAAACACCGTATGGAAATGATGCAGCTAGAGACAGAACTTGCACAAAAGCGGTCTGAGATGAAGCTGGTCGAGCTAGATAAAAAAGCTGACATTGAAGAAACAAGAGGGTTGTATGAGCATGACCGATCTATTGACGCTGGAGGATTTATCAACGCTCTCAGGGGTAGTGTTCGTCCTATTGTTACTTATGCCTTTTTCGGATTGTTCGTAGCCACGAAGGTTGTGATTATGGTTAAGGTTACGCAGGCTGGTGGTGATTGGATGCAGGCAGTTGATCTAATGTGGGATGGAGAAACCTCTGGTTTGTTCAGTGCTGTGTTAGCGTTTTGGTTTGGAAATAGAGCAATCTCTAAATATGCGGGGAAGTAGTTATGGGCTACAAGTTAGGAAAACGAAGCCTGTCAAGGCTAGAAGGTGTAGACGAAAGTCTGGTAACTGTCGTGAAGTACGCCATAGGTGTTACCAAACAAGACTTCTCGGTAATCTGCGGACTGCGAACAATAGACGAGCAACGTGCTTTAGTAGCAAAAGGCGCGTCGCAAACCATGAAGTCAAAACACATTGATGGTAATGCTGTGGACCTAATGGCCTACTGTAACGGTGGGGGTCGGTGGGAGCTTAACCTGTACGATGAGATTGCCGACGCTATGAAAGAAGGCGCAGAGGCTGCGGGTGTTAAGTTACGATGGGGCGCTGCATGGACTATTGATGATCTAGGCGCTTACGATGGCACAGCAGAACATGCTATGTGTTCGTACATAGACACACGTAGATCACAGGCGCGTAGGCCGTTTATTGATGCGCCTCACTTTGAGCTAATGCTTTAGGAGAGTTATCTATGGCCTATACAAAACTGCAGTTCAAACCGGGAATTGTCCGCGATGTTACACGATATAGTAATGATGGTGGTTGGTTTGATAGTAATCGCATTAGGTTTCGTATGGGTTTTCCTGAAACTATTGGGGGTTGGACAAGATTTAATCCTGTAGCTTTTTTGGGTTCGTGTAGGTCATTATTTAACTGGACTAATCTATCAGGAGAAGATTTTATAGGTGCGGGTACTAGCCTAAAGTTTTATATATTTGAAGGTAATCAGGCTAACGATATAACTCCTATAAGGTCATCTAACAATGCGGTCACGTTTGCGGCTACTAATGGGTCAAGCACTATAACTGCTACGGATACGTCACATGGAGCGGTATTAAATGACTTTGTTACGTTTTCGGGAGCAGCATCGTTAGGAGGTCAAATAACGGCTGCGGTGTTAAACCGTGAATATCAAATAACTGAAATAGTAAGTCCCGATGCTTATAAATTTGTAGCCACAGCTACAGCTAATGGTTCTGATAGTGGTAATGGCGGTGCTAGTGCTAAGGCTGCGTATCAAATAAACACAGGACAAGCTAACGCTACTTTTGGCGCAGGTTGGGGCGCAGGTATATGGGGGCGAGGTACGTGGAGTTCTGCAGCTAATGTAACCGTCCCTGTTGCATCGTTACGCTTGTGGTCTCAAGATAACTTTGGTGAAGACCTTATTATAAACGTGCGTAATGGGGGTATATTTTATTGGGACACTTCAGGTGGAGTATCTAGTCGAGCAGTCGCGCTATCTAGTTTAAGTGGCGCACAGTCTGCGCCTACTGTAGCTGCTATTGTTTTAGTGTCTGAAAAAGATCGACACGTAATCGCATTTGGGTGTGATCCTGAGAGTGCTTCTGGTACACAAGACCCTTTAACAATTAGGTTTTCTAGCCAAGAATCAGCTACAGAATGGCGAACCTTAGACACTAATACTGCAGGAGAACTGCAACTGAGTTCTGGTAGCGCAATTATTGCGGCGGTGCAGACTAAACAACAAATCCTTATTTTAACAGATATATCTGCACATGCGATGCAGTATGTAGGTGATCCATTTATTTACGGTATTTCAGAAGTATCTAGAAACATATCTATAGTAGGGCAGAACGCTGCTGTGGCTATCGGAGATGCCGTATACTGGATGGGTAGAGGGCAATTCTATTTATATAATGGTAATGTTAAAGAAATACCCTGCTCAGTAAAAGAATACGTATTTACAGATTTAAACTTACCACAACAATCTAAAGTTATGGCAGGTAGCAATACAGCTTTTTCTGAGGTGTGGTGGTTCTATCCTTCTTTAAATTCAGAAAACAATGATAAGTATGTAGTGTTTAATTATGCTGAAAATATCTGGTATTATGGCACCCTTAGCCGCACTGCATGGATAGACAATACTCACGCGGGAAATCCTATAGCTGCAGCTACAGATGGGTATTTATACACACATGAGATTGGTACTGATGACGGCAGTACAACTCCTGCATCTAGTATAGATGCGTTTATAGAATCTAGTCCTATAGAGTTAAGTGACGGTAATCAGTTTATGTTTGGGCGTAGGTTATTACCTGATATATCATTTAGAAATTCTACAAGTGTAGGAACTGCATCTGCAGAACTTAGCCTATCTGCTAGAAACAGTCCGGGCGGTAGTGCTTTTGGTACTGAAGATAACACATTAACAGGACAACCAATACCTGTAGGTACATTTACTGAAGAAGTAGATATACGGATTAGAGGTCGCTCAGTAGCGTTAAAGTTAGCTTCCATATCCAGTGTTCCCGGTGTTTCGTGGCGGTTGGGTACTCCTAGAATAGATGTACGTCCAGATGGGAGACGATGATGACTACTGAAGTACCTGTCCCATTCTTTGCTGATGCTCCTGAAGAGTACGATGCGGTGTACTTTGCACAGATGACGCGTAGCTTTGCATTATACGCACAGCAAATGAATAATCCCGGCCCTATGCGGGGTACAACTCTAGTGATGACTAATCTCCCTGTGTTTGCTAATAACACAGCAGCGGTATCTGGCGGACTAGCCGTTAACAGTGTCTACAAGACTTCTGGCGGTGAACTGAGGATAGTAGTATGAAGGATATTTTCTAATGGGTTTTTGGTCTGACACATTCGGCGGCGGAAATAGCTTTTCTGAAAGCGTAGCAAACGTAACTACTCCGGGAGACAACTACGAGTATCGTGGGGGTACGTTATATGAAGGTGATAGTCCTCTTGACCCTTCTAAATACGGGCAAAAAACTTCATATGGCACATTAGGCCAAGCCGATTCTTCAAATACAAATCAATTAAGTTATAGTCAAAGTTCTAACAATCCTAACAGTTCTACTGCACGAGCTAATGCTCAAGCAGGTACACCTACAACATTAGGTTCTAACGCTACAAGTGACAGGGGTGGTCTTGCTAATGGTCTTGGTGCTATAACACGTAGCCCCGTAATGATGGGTGGCCTTGGACTTATAACAGGAGGGCTTCCGGGGCTAATGCTTGGCGCGGGTGGCGCACAGATTAGAAATAATATGTATGGCGTACCTCAAATTGTTGATCCTAAAGCTACAGAACTAAAAGGAGACGCGGCAATCCGTGCAGCCGTTGGTGAGGCTATGGGTCCGGGAAAGATGACCACAGCAGGCATGGGAGAAGGAACGTCTTTATTTGGAGGTAGGCGTGGTCCTGATGGATATACAAGTGACATACGAACTGCGGGTGAACCACATGACAGAATACGAGGTGCTTTTTACAAAAGAGATGCAAAAGGGAATGTAGATTACAACAAGGCGTTTAAAATTAACACTTTTGGTAATAGTTATGAAATAGATACCGAAGGACAAAACATAGGTAATTCTTCTCAGATTCGTAGAGATGCCGAAGCTGCTATGATGCCTGATGATGGCGGTATTGCTATGGTACGTCGCGCTGCTCCTATAACACAGGCTACCGTACCTACCGATGGTTTACCCGCTGCGAGTGCTATGTCTCAAGAGGCTGCGGCGGGTCAGTTTATGCCTATACCTAACCCCGACTATGATCCTACAGACCCGTTATCTCCAAGATATATTATTAACCCAACATACGATCAGCTTGTCGAGTATAAAAAATCTGTAACGGGTATGGCAAAAGGTGGTGAGGTTGAGTCGGCGTTAGGTGGTAATGAGAAAGACCTAATTAACGATGCTGAAAAAGCCATACGTGGTGAGTTAGACGAGACTAGGGCCGCTATTATTCTTGCTCAATACGTGCAGCAGTACGGAGAAGATGCGTTAAGAGACTTGGTAGATAGTGTACGTACTGGTTCTGCTCAAGAGACTCGGGATCGCTTTGCGCGGGGTGATAATGGATACGTAAATGGCAATGGTGATGGATCAGGCACAGACGATAAAGTACCCGCTAAACTCAAAGAAGGCAATTCTGAACAAGATGTATTGCTGGCAGAAGGTGAGTTTGTGTTGCGTAAAGACGCTTATGAAGCATTAAAAGATGCAGGGGTAAACGTAGATAAGGTAAATGATGCGGGTTCTAATGCAGCTAAAGAACTTAATAAGATGATGACCGGATGAAAGATGTGATTGTAGAAAACAACCCTGTCATAACACCTGTACCTATTGAGTACCTAGATACGGTGTGGCCTCAAGTTGAGGAGTTTATGGATCGTGCGGTGCGGACTACAAACGACAAGTTTACTACTCAAAGCGTTTATGATGATATAAAACGTAGTTTTTATACGTTATGGATTATTGTTAAAGATGATGTTATTGTGACCGCACTTACAACTCGCATACTAGAATACCCTAATAAACGTGGGCTAGCGGTTGATTGGGTTGGTGGTGGCAATATGGTAGAGGTCTTAGCTTTGTCTCAGTCTACACTACGTAAATACGCTAAAGATAATAACTGTGACCATCTTGAAGGTTACGGACGTAAGGCATGGGGGCGATGCCTAAAGAAGTATGGCTGGAAGCCAGAATACATTGCTTACAAAATGGAGTTATCCGATGGGCGGTAGTAAAACGGTATACAACACAACTACTCAACAGGGTTCTTCACAGGCAGATTTACCTGCATGGGCTAAACCTTACTTTGAACGTAATCTAGCTAGAGCCGAAGCTGAGTATGGCAAACCATATGAAGCCTATACAGGTGATCGGATTGCAGGTCAAAGCCAAGATACGCTTGATGCCATATCGGGTACGCGTGACCTTGCTAACCGAGAGGTGGGAATAACAGGTCTTTCTGGCGCACAAGATTATATGACAGATGGCATGGTTACGGCTGAAGGGTTATCAGACTATACCCCCAATACGTTTAGTGAATATGATTATGATGATGCTGCTAAATTTACGGGCGCTAATGTAGGGCAGTACATGAATCCCTACACACAGAATGTTGTAGATCGGCAAAAAGCCGAAGCCATGCGGGATTTTCAACGAACTCAAGGCGCTAGAAATGCACAAGCAGTACAGGCGGGTGCGTTTGGTGGATCACGCGGCGCGGTACGTAACTTTCTAGCTGAAGATGCTATGATGAACCGTATGGGTATGATTCAAGATAAGGGACTGCGTGACGCTTACAAAGATGCAACCACACAGTTTACTGCCGCTCGTAAAGCAGACATGGATGTTGACAAGGCTCGCGCTGCAGAGCTTGCACGGTTTGAGAAGTCTACGGAGGACGCAGATCAGTTTGCTGCTAAACAAGGACTTGCTGCACTAGGTGTAGGGGCAGGACTTGCTAAAGATTCGGTGGCTTTGGGTGAGTTAGATCGTCAAACCGACATACAAAACCTACAGCTACTAGAAGGTATCGGCGCTGCTGCAGAAGGCAGAGACCAGCAACAACTTGACTTAGACTACAATGAGTTCTTAGCCAAAAAAGGCTACACCGCAGAACAAATTGGTAACATGACGGGCATCTTATCGGGTATGCCGATTGCTGCTACAGGTACAAATACGTATCAGGGTACATCTACTACTCCTCAAGAAAGGCCGGGAACGCTACAACAGCTAGCGGGTGCAGGGCTTACGGGACTATCTCTCTATAAAGCCTATGGGGGTTAATTATGGGTATTGCCACTAACTATGAGGCTCACGAAAATACTGTTAAAAGTATGAGTGACCAACAGATAATGCAGGGTATGCAGAATCCTAATCCTTCTGGTCCCCCGCCTTTTATGCTTTTAGTAGAAGCAAATATCCGCAAAGAAATGCGCGATGAGCAGACACGGCAAGAAGGGCTAGGCCAGCCCACAGTGTTGCAACAACTAACAGGTACGGCTCCAGCCCCTACACCACAGACTAATGTGGCAGGTATGCCTCAAGGTGTTGCTAGTGGCATGGCACAGTCTATGGCCCCTAAGACTAACGTAAATCAAAATACAGGTATAAATACTGTCGCTCGCAACGCTAACGCTGCTGCACCTGTAGCTACTATGGCTAGTGGCGGTATTCTAAAGATGGCTACCGCAGGTGAAGTAGAGTCAGGATTTATAATACTTAACACCCCTCCTATAACTAGATTTGGAGAAGTGGTTACGGTTAGTGCAGATACACTAGATAAACTAACAGACAAGTACCCTGATATAATGGCGCAAGCCAATGCTAAAGAACTTGTTGTACCTGCAGGTTCGGAAAAAGGACAAAACATAGTCAACAGTCCTATGTATAAATCTGCCGCTTACCGTTACCCTAAAAATACGGAAACAGGATATTTAACATTAGTGCGTAGGGTCGATGAAACCGAGCCTAATATGTTAAAGGCAATGCAGGAAAACGCAAAAGATACAGTAGCTAAAATTAAAGCTGCTGATATTGTTGTAGCTACTGAACCTACTTCTTTTATGGACCTTGATACTGTTGATACTCCCGGAGAGGCAGACAGAATATACGAGGCAGAGGTACGTAATTCGTCTAGAGATATACGTGACGCAGTAGCAGGATTTTCCCCTAACTTGTTTCCTAAAACGGTACGCTCTACAAAAGTAAGGCCAATGCCTATTTATGCAGATGATGATCCTGTATATAATGATGGTGGTTTTAACGAAAAATTAAGAGGTATACCTTCTGTTATTAAAGACACTAGAATTGATGGTAATGTACTACAAGGTCCAGCAGAACGAGCAGGAGATTACCTTGGAGCTATGAGTGGTGTTCAAGCTGGTGTAGATTATCGCGCAGCTAGACGCCAAGAAGCAGCCCAAGTAGAAGCGGGTCGGCAAGCAGCGGCTGTAAGAGCAGAAGCAGATCGTCAAGCTGCAATACAGAAACGTGGCATTATGAGTGTTGCAGATTCTCAAGCAGCGGAAGTAGATCGTCAAGCTGCTGAAAAGGCTTTAGATGCTAGGTATCCTAACCTTAAACTGCTACAGCCCGAAGTTACTAACGAAGGATTAGACCCGCAATTTCCTACTGATGGTACGTTGTTAAGTCCTACAGAGGCTCTGCAGCGCAAAGCTACACGGGTATCTGATAGACCAGAAAGCATACGTATTGATGCTGGAGACCCGGGATTTGCGGACGTTAGAGCCGCAGAAGAAATAGAACGTAAACGTCGTATTAACGCAAAAAATATAATTGAACGTGTTGATGAGTCTGCTGTGCCTATTGTAGATAGATTCCCTCCGTTAAGTAAGGCAGAACTTGGTGCTATGGGCAGTACCGCAGCCGAAGCATATCTTCAAAACATGCGCGGTGAAAAGGGAAGCGTTACCGGATATAATGAAGTAATGTTACCAGCAGTACGCGAAATGACAGAACGTCAACTGGCGTTTAAACAGAGCTTTCCGGGTTATGGATATGGGGATGGGCCTGCCAAACGGCTAGAAGAGAACCTAAGTGAGTATGGAGACTTTATGTCAGAGGTACGTAGTGCGGATGGAGAAGTTCGCCCGTACTATCTCGGACAAGACGGGCTTAAACCTCAATACACATACACAACCCCTACTTTCTATAAAGGATTAAATAGGTTTGAAAAGCCCGACGCACGGGAAACCCGAGCAGGTATCGCTGCATACAGCCCCAGTGTTAACCCTAGCATTTTAGACACACCTGTATCGTTAGAATATATACAAAGTAATCCTGAGTTACTTAGTGAGTATATGTTTGAACTACGCAAAGAGAACGCAGACAACCCTGCACTTGCAGATGCAGAGTTTGAAAGACGTTTAGCTGCTGACAAAGCAAAAACTGATGCTTTTGCTGCAAGAAAAACTGTAGAGTCTGATGCAGATAATACACCCGCACTTGTAGTTACTTCTACCGGATCAAATGTAGACGCTAGTGGCAATCCGGTAGTTAAAACTGACGATAGTTATACTGATATACTTAAAGATGGAGTTGTCGGCGCTCTTCCGAGCGTTTTTGACAAAACTATGGAAACAGGAGTCGATGGTATAGTTGGCGGTTTTGACATGTTTAAAAGCATTCTTGAAAATGCGGCTGCAAACCCATACGGGTCGGACCCATATGATCCTAAAAATTTAAATGAAAGTATAGGTCCAGCAGCGGCTAAAAAATTACGTGACGACGCTAAAGAAACGGCTGACGCGTATGGAAATGTACCTTTTGAAGGTATTAAAACTCCCGGTTTAACAGATGCTACAAGAAAGACTTTGACCGAACAAGGATTTAAACCTTCTACCCCAATGCCTGTTATCGGTGATGGTAGTAACAAAAATGTTAATCCTATGGCTAGTCGTGCTAGTGACTCTCCATCGTCCTACGAGCAGAAGCTGTTGGATATTCTAGCAGAGCGTGAGAAGTCGGCAGACCAAGACAAGTGGCTGGGTCTAGCTGAGATGGGTATGCGGCTTATGGCTAGCAGTAATCCTAACCTGCTTAGTGCTATAGGTGAGTCAGGTCTGGGTGCCTTTGGGTCATATAGAAAACAACAAGCAGGACAGGACGCTGAAGAGCTTAACATTCTTAGTAAATTAGCCGATTTAGATATGGCACAGCAGACGTTACAAGCTCGTAGAGATATTGCAGCGGCAGGTAGAAGCAATAAAAGTGGTTTTACTTTTCCTCAAGCGGTTAACACTCAACAAGAACGTTTAAAACTTGTAACTGAGCAACTTGCTGATATGCAAGACCCGTTAGGTAATAAATTAGAAGGCATAGACAGGGCAGTTTATGCTAAAAAAATTGAAGAAGCCGCAGCTATAGAGGCAGATTTACAAAGGTTATATGAAAAAGGTGGTATAGGTTCTACCAGAGCACTGCAAACTGCATTAGAGAATGTGCAAATAGATAGTACGACATAAAGGGCGACACTATGGGTATGATGCAAGTCAAGGGTGAGTTTAGTGGTCGCACGTATGATGTAAATTTTGCTGGAGAAGAGCCTACTCCTCAAGAAATTGCTAATGCCACAGGCAAAATACAGATATTAGAACGTCAGTTTGAAGAAAGCTATGAAAGCAAATATGGCGAGCAAGTAATAGATGATGGTACTGCATTTGGACGTGGCCTTGACGTTGGGTTAACAAGTTTGCGGGGTGCTTTGGGCACTACTATACGTGATATTGGTACTCAGAGTGATATAGGCTTTATCGAAGACTTTGGTGCAAGCCAAGAAGCTGCCGCAAACAGAACACGATTGTCTAGGGCAGGCACTGCTACACCACCTAAAAACTTTGACGCAGCACGAGAAGGTGGTTTTGGAGATACACTTTCTTATTTAGGCGAAATTGCAGGACAGTCTGCACCACAAATGTTAGGACCACTAGCTGCTACAGGAATAGGTACGCTACTTGGTGGACCCGGTGTAGGTACTGTTGCAGGTGTGTCAGCCGCTATGCCTTACTTTTATGGTAGTGACTTACAACGCGCTGAACAACAAGTTGCTGCAGGTGAACTAGATGCGGTAGATCGTTTAAAAACATTTCAAGCGGCTACAGGTCAATCATTACTTAATGTTCTTGGGGACAAGTTCCTGCTTAGAGGATTAGTTACTCCCGGTAAGAATGTGCTTACTAGGGTAGGTAAAGGTACAGTCCGAGGTGCAGCCGTAGAAGTACCTACAGAAATAGGACAACAAGCGTTAGAACGCTGGCAAGCTGGACTGCCTATAGACAATGATGAAGCGTTTGCGGAGTACAGAGAAGTTGGTATTGCCGCAGGTCTGCTGGGCGGCACTATGGGTGGAGGATTAAGTGTATTTGGTTCGGCCCCGTCATTAGATGCAGGTAAAGGAAAAACAAATATTAGTGGTGAACCACCTGTAAGTGATACCAACACTGTTACTGCTGAAGAGGGTATAGATTTTGAAATCGGCAGACCAACAGAGGGCGCAACAGATGAGGCAGCAGATAGAGTAGCTGGGACAGACGATGCTTCTATAACAGGACCAACAAGCGTAGAAACGAGTACAGGTACAGGCGCAGGTACAGGCGCAGGTGCGGGATTAGCTAGTATTTCTGGTAGTGGTAATAGAATAGCCGATAGACTTAAAACAGCAGACAGAAGACAAGAGTTAGTACAGCAGTTAGAAAAACGTACAACACTACCAACTCTCGCAGAGGTACTTAGCTCTGACAATGTATCTAATACAAAAGAACTTGTTGATACTACTACAGAAGAACTTTTAGATAAACTTGTAAGAAAACCTGTAGGAACTGCGGGAACTGTAGAAACTGCAGGAACTGCAGAAACAGACAAACCTTCTGTAATAAAACGTGCAATAGCAAAACCTGATGATGCCGCTCTGCTTGAAGATGCTAGAAAGTCAGTAACTAATCGTAAATCAGGTTCAGTTAGCGCATTAGCAGATGATTTAAAAATTTCTAAAGCAAAAGCAGGAAAACTAATTGGCCTTCTTGCCGCCGAAGATAATCCTATAGTTGGCCCCGCAAGACAATTTCAACCACGTCAATTTATACCTATGACTATAGACGATACGCCCGATGCAGTTGCTGTAGGGGCACCAATAGTTCCAAATAATATAACTCCTACAACAGAACTAGAGGGTGACACAAGCGTTAAACCTGACGCAGAACCTGACGCAGAACCTGAACAGGGCGCACAACTGCCCGATAGGACCGAAAATTTATCCGATGATGAAATAGCAATAGCTACGGTTACTGAAAAGGCTAAAGCTAATCAAGAAAAGATAGACGCACTGCTTGATAACCCCGAAGCAGACCCCGAAGGGGAACTGTTAAAAGCACTGCAAGATAACAATCGTGCATTAAACCAACGATTAAACGTAATAAAGAAAAACGCATATGAAGGTGGAGATTACGGTAGATTAACACCCTACGGCACTTCTGTTAGAGAGGGTACACCTACAGGACTACCCGCGAACACTGGATTTGGACCTGATGGTCAAGTGATTGGCACACAAGCACTTAGAAGTAGTACCCCCACTACATCAGGATACGAGAATGTAGAGCCTATAACTGACGAGCAGGGTAAGAACCCAAGTGTTCTATCAAATGAGGCAATAGAATACTTAGAAGGGTTGGACCTAAACACGCTAGACTTAAACGCTACGTATCAAGAGGACATAGGTAGTGATGCACTACGTGTCGAGGACGTGCCGTTCGCTGATAAAGCCGCAGTTCTATTTGCAGAAGACAAACCCTATGAACTGCAAGGTAAACCCAATTACACAGGCAAAATCCAGTGGCCTGCTGAATTGGAAAAGCACCTTAGAGCCTTACCAACATCCAGAGGGCCATATGGATCACAGACCATAGGTGACGCACTACGCATACTATATACGTTAAAAGATGGGGTTGGTAACATACCCGCAAGATTACAGGGTTCTTACGGCGATACGGAAGCTAGGGCCGCTGCAGGTCTACCTGAAAATCCAATTACTGCACCCGAGATGGAACCTATCACACCCACTCGCGTTAGGGATGATACTGATTTAGAGGTTGTCGATAGTCCCTCGCAACTGGACGCTACAGGGTCGCCTCTTGTGCAGAGTTATGACAGGGCGCTTGGTGCACCAATCGGTGATCCCACTAATACAAACCCTGCAAGCAAACCGTTTGTAGCTTCTGATACGTTACCCGCTAACCGTGCGGCAATAAAACTAAGTCAAGCTGAGTTAGACCTTATTACGGGTAGCGGTTTATCTAAAGAACAAAGACTAGCCGCGTTGAGTGGCGCATTACGCGATGCTGAATTAGTAGACGCTCTGGAAGTGGCAACTGCTAATACCATTAGTAGGTTGTTTAATGATCGTAAGGCTACATTTGGCCTAGTCGGTAAAGCTGCGCTAGCCTTAGAAAATCGACAGTCTACTACTGCGTCCGAAGCATTTGAACCTGATATAACTACATACGAAGATAAACTAAATATAATTAAACTTATTCGTATGACTGACCAAAACATCAAAGACATTAAGGATAAAGTAGAACGTGCAAGAGTTAAGGCGGCTAGAGATTATTTTCTTAGGTTCCGTAGACCTGTGGATGCGCTTCATGAAATGCAGGGCGCTCATGGTGATGGTAATAAAACTGGGGCTACTCAAACTGCATCAAAGGATAAGACCACCGCTAAAGACGCGGAAGGGGTAGAGACAGATATTAGTGCCCCTGCGTTTAACGTTAACTTGGATGCTGAGAGTAAGTCTGATGAAGAAGCGTTCTATGGCCCTCTAACGTATACCAATGCAGTCAAAGCTATGTACTGGGTAAAGAATAACTTAGGCTCAGACACTAAAGCTGCGTTAACTGCAAGACGTGTAGAGCATGTGAGCAAAACCCGCGCTGTCGTACAAGACAGTCATAAAGCTATGAAAGAGGGGGCCGCAAAACTACGAGCCGCATCCTTTGGACAAGCCATGCGAGAAGCTAGTGCAGCTACAAGACTAGCTAACGCGGCTAATAAAGCCTCTGATGATTTAATAGCGGGTCTTGGCGCGCCAAATCCATTGGTAGCGGAATTAGAAGCTATAGCTAGGCAGGACGAAGCAGAAGCTGCCAAGTTAGCTATGCGAAAGGCTTTAAGGGATAGACCGAAGAAAGAATACACAGACGATACGCTAGCAGCCGATTTGCTACGAAAGATAAACGAGATTAAGAAAGGATCAACGCAGTCTGTAGACGAAGCTGTAAGTGAAATCGAGTTAGCCGTAGCACAAGACAAAACCATTGCGGATATGACTGAGCGTGAATTAGATGACATTCTTGAAGCACAGATAGAGGCTGAGTTAGAAAGACGTGCTGCATTACCAGAAGGTATGAGGGGGCGTTTGAAGAAGACTAAGAAATCTAAGTTTTTTGCTAAGGATAGAGAGGCTGTAGCTATAGAGCTTGCGGAACGGCAAGAAGCAGAAGTGGCGTCTCTTAAAGAGGCTTTAGAAGTTGAACCTGCGGGTACAGAACAAGATGCCCCTGTAACTAAAGCACAGTTTAAGCCTCGTAAACTTGATGAAAAGGGCAAACCACTAGAAGGCGCACAGCAGGGAGAACGTGCAGGCGTAGAAACTATACTTGATGACGATGCGGGTGTGGTATCCATAGCCGCGCAGGGCGATAGTGATGTTATAGGCGACCTTGTAACTCCCCCTGCAATCAACGAGCAGCTTGAACTTCTAGGTAGTGAGATTAGTGCGTTGGCTGAACCCCTGCGACCTAGTACCCGTAATATGTTAGAGAACGGCGATTTAGTGGGCGCGTTGCGTAGTATAGCCATAACAGGCCGCTCTAAAAACGTGAGTAAAATAGCGGAGAGGTTGGTTCCGTATGTGGGCAATACACAAGTAAAACTGGTATCTGGCGGGCTAAGAAATCCGCAGGGACAAGTTGCTGCAGGTGTATTTGACCCCGCCACCAACACCATATCTTTAGACCGTGATATAGGCATGAACTCACATGCAACACTGCATGAGATGCTACACGCGGCTACAGCGACTAACCTTTCAGATATGAGCTTGCCAGAAGTAAGACAGCTTAATACAATTTACGAAGCGGTTAAGAAACAGTTACCGCCTTCGTATGCTATGAAGAACCTAGAAGAATTTGTTGCAGAGGCGTTTAGTAACCCTGACTTCCAAGTAATGTTAGCGGGTATACCGATGACAGACCTAAAGTTAGCTAACACTAACATGACCAATGCGTACACAAACTTTAGAACTGCAATACGGCGTTTCTTTAACAGGGTCATGCGTAGACCCCCAGAATCGGTATTTAACCGCACCGATTTATTACTTAACGATATACTAGCTCCACAGTTAAGTACCCGTGCCGCACCTGCTATGTATCTTGCGGCAAGTAATCCTCAAGGGAGTGTAGACGTAACTAATTCTGCTACTAATGCTGTCAAGCCCACTACACCTGAACAACTACGGGCTATGCAGGATTACGCTAAGAACTCAGAACCGTATACAGGGGGTAAGAGTTTCTTATATGGTATTATGCCTGTGAACTTGCTCGGAGACACACTAAAACGTAACCATCAGAGTGATGTGGGTAATGACCTAAACAAGTTAATTAACGAGCAAAGTTCTGAATTACGGGATAAGACCGTTAAACTGGACTATATTGTAAACCAAATTAAAGATTTTCGTAGAGCTGAAGGGGTAGAAAAATACAAGACCCTGCAGCAGCTAGTGCCTATGTCTACGTTAAACAGGATAGACCCGTCTATAAAACGGGAAATGTATACCGCCTATGGGCTTACTATTAAAGACCCTAAAACTTTAAAGACAACAAGGCGCAATTTTTCCAAACCAGAGTTACGCGCTAAGTACATGGCAGAATTTAAAATAAAAAACCCTGACCATAAACTTAACGTCATAGCACCATTAGGTAAAGAACGTCTAAAAGTGTATGACGCTCTTAAGAAAGATTACGATAGTATTGGTAAAGACGGGCAGCGCGTGTACCGCACCATGCGTAATTACTTTAAAGAAACATATGATGAGATTGAGCCTGCTCTGAGAGATCGTATAAACAGCATCAGTGATGATGCGGAAGTACGTCGCACCGCGTTTGATAGGTTGTCTGAACTGTTACTCAAGGACAGTGGACTAATTACACCATACTTCCCACTTATGCGTAAGGGTAGTTATCGTGTTTCCTACACAGCCATCGACCCGCAAGATCAAGACCCCGATGCCAAGCCACAGGTAGATCGCTTTGTGGAATATTTCCCCACTAAGATAGCGGCGATGGAAGCGGTGCAAAAGGTCAAGGATTATAACAAGACCATGCTGGCTAGAGATGACATTAAGAACTCTGGACTTGCAAGTATATTGGACGAAAAGACAGGTACATATACTCCCAATCCTATGATGGCAGACGATGCCCTGTTTGCTCCAGAAATGGAGAAAATTACAGCAAACAGTAACTATGGTAAAGCGCCTTCCTCTGGATTTGTGTTCAACGTACTAAATGTCCTGCAGACTGCGGGTGTGCAAAAGATGGAAGGTGGCAAAGGTAATAAGGTCATTAGTGATATCCTTGACCTAGCTTTGGATGCTGTACCAGAACGCTCGTTTATGCAGGGGTTTAGAACACGTAAAGGTGTCCGTGGTTTCTTGGGTGACACTACCCCTACAGGGTACACACTAGAGAATTTTGATCTAATAGACATGATGGAAACTAAGGGACGTGACCTTAACCGACAAGTCGTGCAACTTAGATCAAGTGCCAAGATACAAAAAGTAGTCAACCAGATAGTTGAGTTGACCAAAAATCCCGATACAGCAGAAATAGCTGACAGGCTTATGAAGATAGCAGAGTTTGCACAACGCCCTAACGTAAACCGTGCGTCTCAGATCATCACTAATCTTGGGTTTAACTGGACTATGGGGCTGAACTTCTCGTCTGCAGCTCTGACCTTTTTTGATGTGGGTATGTCGGTGATGCCGTTACTATCGGGTAAGTATGGTGTGAGTAACACTACCAAGGCATTTGGAGATGCTGTTAAAGCCGTAAGCGCGGCCCCCAGTTCCAAAACTCTTATTGTGGACGATGAGAAAGGCAATAAAGTAAGAGAGCAATACGATTTAGGCTCGTTTGGTATATCGTTGGGTAACTTAGACTTTAGTGACCCGTCATCTATTCCAGAAGGATTACGTGATTTAGAGGTATTAGTTAAGTACGCGACTAACCAAGCGCAGATGGGACAGTCTCTAACACAGGAAACTTTAGAATTAGATGTATTTACTGGAGACACTGGTACAGACAGAGCGTCTCGCATAGGTAAAAAAATTGTTGATACTTCCCAAAAATGGGGTGGGGCTATGTTCCATCACTCAGAACGCTACGGACGTGAAGTATCACTGGTCGCCGCATACAAGTTAGAAATGGATAAGCTGAGTAATGGTGGCAAAAAAGAAGTAACCGATGCTGACAAGCAAAAAGCTGCAGAAGCTGCAGTTGAGTTTGTAGAGTTTACCCTCGGAGGTACTGCATCGGCAGGGCGTCCTGTATACGCGCAAGGACCAGTGGGTAATGTTCTGTTCCTGTTTAAGCGGTTTGCAATTAGTAAATACTACATGATGATGCGTATGCTTAACGATGCTACGGTTGTGTTGTCGAGAGATGCTTACCCCTCTGACGAAGCATATCAAGATGCGCTAGACACCCGAAAGATAGCGCGCGCACAGGCGGCAAACTTTCTTATTACTACGGGACTTATCGCAGGTGCATCAGGCATGCCGTTGTTCGGTGAACTTGGTATCATGTATGATATGCTCCTTAAAGACGATGATGAAGATAACTGGGATGTTATGAATAAGAAGTGGATGGCAGACCCTGTGTATGGTGGGCTTGTTGACATGACAGGTCTTGAGATTGGTGATCGTATCGCACTCAACAATATGTTGTACCGGCCACCACTAATCGACAAAGATCAAAACCCTCTATTTACACTAATAGAGCAAATAGGTGGCCCTGCAATCGGTATAACAAGCCAGTTAAGTAGGGGCTGGCAGCTTGGCTCAGAAGGTAACGTATGGCGTGGTGTTGAAGCCGCTTCACCTGCAGCACTGCGTAACATAATGAAAACTGGGCGTTACGCTACCGAAGGGAACTTAACCCTACGTGGTGACGAGATAACAGCGACAAGTCCGTTCACACTTGCTGGACAAGCTCTAGGGTTTTCTAGTCACGCGCATATAGAGCAGCTTAATATGAACCGTAACGAGCGGAAAAAATACTCTGCTATGACGGATCGCAAGGGTAGGATTTTGCGTAAGGCTAACATGGCCCGAAGAGAAGGGGACGTTGAGGGTCTTCGCCAAGCCTACAGAGAATCTATAGAGCATAACAACAGCTTACCGCCAGATGCGATTGACCTGTATATAACTACGGAGTCGTTTAAAAATTCTTCTAAAAACTTTGATCGTAATACAAGAGAAATGATAGGTGGGATGCAGTACTCACCTAGTATGCGTAGAAGTGCTGGTGAATATGACGGTGGGTTGTCCTCTCCTGTAAGTTAAAAAAGCCCCTGCAATTAAGCAGGGGCAGTTCAAGGGAGAACAGGCAACACGCAGTGGAAATGGATATTGCCTAACTGCCCTATATCATGCGGTACGCCATATACGTAACCCCAATATTTTGTTTTCTACACGAACTTCGTGTTTAACCTCCCATTGTCGTAGCGATGCAACGGTAGACACCTGATCTTTAGTCTTCTCAGTATCCACACAGGGTATAAACACAGACCCGCTAACCGTAAGTTTATCCCAGTTTACAATTACTCTAATCCCGTCAGGATTAAGGTCTTCAATCTTCATCACCTTCTGATCCATCAGGAACTCCATCAATAGAAAAATCTACGCAAAGGACTTTAGCGGGGGGTAAATTCATGTGTGTACCCTTACTTAAGCGCATCTGCACTTTCTTGGCTTTCATCTTATCTGTTAAATCTCTAACAAGCTGCTCGTAGTTTATCTGTTGGTCTATGCACCAAGTCTTTAATGGCTTCGGTAATAGATAGACTTTCTTAACATCAGTCTCGTACCTAGCGACAAACTTGCCTCGGGGTGTAACTTCGGGCAGTGCCAACATATCTAGTGGATTGCTATCTATACTACCACGAGCGTCATCCGTACTTTTGATCCAGAGTATGTTACTCCAATGTTCGGATATATAGTTGTTCAACGTCTCAGTTACAGAAGAACCCATATCGGCAACGTAGGCTCTACGCTCCCGCAACCTACTCACCGCAAACGTAAATACAGGCTTTACCTCAAAAGGTAGTACCCCTGCTTTCCTACCTATCATAAGCGCAGATATAATAGCCGTAACAGCGGCAGACCAAAATCGGTTCTCAGGACCAAGTTCAGCCTTTTCATCTACACGCGATTGCACATGCTTTATAGTACGTTCACACTCCACACGATTGTTTATGACCCACTGCACAAACCGTACTCCTGCATGACCGTAGTTGCCTTTTAAAGCGGGCCACAGTTTATCAGTCTCCGCTTTACTAGCAGAACCAAAGAACTTCGCTTCAGTCCTAAACTCTAGTATGCGTTGAGCCTCCGCTTTGGGAAAACCTTTAACCCTACTAATCATTTCTATAAAGCTAGTGTTACCTGTACTGATAGCCAGTAGGCTCCACGGTTTGCCCCTGTGTCGCTCGGTGTTACCGCCTTGAGACATGCGATTACGCTGCTTACCACCTGTTAATTGGTACGCTAGATCAGACAGCTTACCCCCTTTGGTATTAGTAAGTTCGTCCATCATAAGTGGTAGGTTGTGATATATTTCCCCACGGTGCATCTTAGAATTATATGTGTCTTGCTCTTCAAGCAAAAGTTCTTCGGGGTTGCCCCATGCCGATAACCCTGCCATCAACATAGTAGTTTTACCAACACCTGTGTCTCCGTACATATGTAACCCAGCAGAGCCGATCCCTGTTAGTGGCATAAGTATCGAAGCGTAGGACGCAGCGATTGTGAATTGGTGTAACTCAAACCCATCCCGATTGTAGAAGTCTATTGCATCAAGGTAGCCTTGCTCAGTACCCTTGGGGGTAAAGTAATCTATCATACTTGCAGTCTGTGTAGATGGTGGGTTGTAGTCTTCATCATTACCGTAGATAACACGATCCCCTAAGATGAACGCGGTCATGCTATCATCAACCCACCCAAACTGTTTATGGGCTTCATCCTCTGCTTGAGTAAATTGTAGTTCCTCAATCCATGCCATTATATACACCTGTATCTTGTCTAGTTTTGCGCCAAACGCAGCCACACCCTGCGTAGACATAGCTTTCCTAAATTCATCCCGCGATGTGATGCTAGACATTGGCATCGTCCATTCACGCACACCGTCTCGGGGCATGTGCAGCCTAAACACAAGTGCTTGGCCTATCTCTGTGTCCCATATACGGCGCATGATATAGATATCGTTGTGGTAGATGCACTCTTCTTCTATCTCACCGTCACTGTTACTGGTGCGTTTATACACGCCGCCTTTAGCACCACGAAAGTAAGGCTTCGGGTATGTCGGTATATTGTAGATTTTAGGCGCACTGGCGGGACGCTTTGCGCTAGGTGCAACAACTTCGTTGTCAGCCTCGTCCGCTTCTTTAAATTGTTTGCCTAAAACTATGGGGGATTTTATCTTACCCCATAAAGCACACTCCATACACACATCAGGTCTAAGACCGTTAAATGTACGACAAGTGTACGGCCCCTTAACCAAAGACATTTTCTGATGGGTTTCACCAGAGTTATAGTCAGGGTGGCCCCTAGACATTACCTGTGCAGCCCTGTCTCCGTCTTCGCAGAATTTAGCAATAGACAGTCCCGCTCTCCATAACGGTTCGGTCACATTGGCCTGATCTGTCAGTATATGCGCGAGTTGAGCGCACCCCTTACCTATTTGTATCTTCTTTACAATACGACCAAAGCTATTCTCAGCATTGACCGCTATAAATCCCGACACAACATTACCGCCAACAGAGGCTGTGTTTACAGGGGTAACGCCTCCCAGTAAACTTACGAAGTCAGCCAGCTCGATACTTGGTTCCGCACTTATCAAAGCCACTGGGGATGGCGGTGTGTCCTTAAAGTTACGTGTGTCAGGCATGCGTAGAATACGCGCTGCGTCAGCCGTAACTGCAGGATCGGCCTTGAGACCATTCTCCTCACAAAACTCTTTAAACCGTTCTGCCACAGGAACCCAATCATCCACAGGTACTGGTGCAGACAAAACCCAGTAAGCGTGGATTCCGCGCCCCGAGTTGACCTTAGTAGGTTCGGGCATGCTAGTCTTAGTGCAAAACGCCTGTAGCGCCGATAGCGCATCCTGTTGAGACGGGTATTCTTTGCTAGGGCCACAATCCAAGTCTACGAAAAAGGATTGTAGATGTAGTGCGTTATCGGCCCTACGATTAGTGTTGTTTACGAATGTGCTTAACGCAAAATAAACATCGTGGTCTTTAGCATCAAAGGTATCTACCGCTGCATGCAGTTCATCAATAGTGTCATAGAAGTTCTGCGTTCTACGTTCACCGTTGGTTGCAAATAAACAGTAATGCCCTTCACTACTTAAAACACTTTTTAGAAATTCTAGTCGTTCCACTGCTAGTCCTCCAAGTATTAACGGTGCGGCACCCTATACGATACCGCACCGTGTAGGGTATTAGTCTAACTCACCCCACTCACTTACAAGACTGTCCAGCTTGGCTTCTTCGACAACAGGGGGCTTCTTATTGGCCCGTACCTTGGGTGTCTCGTCTTGAAAACCATCATCAACAACTGCAGGGGCAGCGGGTGTTTCATCAACCTCAAACCCCGAAATTATGGTAGGGGCTTCTTCAACACTGAACCCTTCTTCTGAACCAAACGGGGAGTAGTCTTCACGCTCTGCCAATTCTAGTACCTGCACAGCACGTAAACGCAAAGACACACCGTGATCCCGCATACTATACGGGACGCAGGAAACCTGCACGTTAACCGTACTGCCCGTAGTCAACTCAAAGTCCTTGGGTAACGGTTTGTTTTTGGAGTCAACCTGCATAGGCGGCTTGGTCACATCAGCACCGTAAGTCCCTTTAAGTACGGCTTTGGCGATGTAGTTGCCGTCCTCGTCCTTCTTAAAGACTTCGGATGCCTTACCCAACTTTTGAGGCCAACTCTTTTCAGATGCTGCCCGTGCATTGTAGGCCGTAGCCATAACAGTATACAGGTCTTTTGCCTGTGCAGCATCCATCACAAACTGCAACTCGTACTTTGCGCCATCTGCAGTAGGGTCACAGGGTACAGACTTACCACGCTCACCTGCAGATTGGTCAAACCGATATGTCCCATTTAAACGGGGGTATCTCGCAACAACTTTGCGGATAATGTGGCTTTCAACTTTTGCCATTTGGTAGTTCTCCTTTAGAGTTTTTATAGTCGAACCCGTCTTCTGTTGAGAACGGGGAAGTATTTACAGCCGCGAAACGGGCTATAGCTTGCAATGTCGCGGGGTCGTTCTTTAACTCTGCAACACTACGTAGTTCACTAGGCACCAAGGACCGTAAAGGCTTGAAGCATAGGCGGGGATATACGTAGGAATTATCTGGGTATACGGTAGTCACCACAGATGAAGTCTTTGTTCCCCTACCACCCAGAAACTTAGCGTATTCCTGTAGCGGCTTATTATTATTCTTACCCTTACCGAAGATAGCCGTGGCGGGTAACTGTAGTTGATACACCGTATCGAACTCTCTATCAAGCACTACTGCTACCCTCTGCACAAATCTACAAGCCCTGCTATACCCCGAACCCGAACCTTTTATGTTCTGAGTGCAGTCCATACACCTAGTGGCTTGCTTGTCTTCGCTAGGAACTAACTCGTCAGGTGCCTGTGTTGTAGAAGACCAACACGTAGGTAGCGTGGTATGTGCAGGGTCATAGTCGTTCTTGTAGTACAAACGAGATATGTTGGCAGCATTGACTACCACTACATCTATTTCACTTGCCACCACTTCCCGTTCTCCGTCCCCTACACGCACAAACATACCGTCCTGATAACTAAGCCGCCTAAACTCAACCATCGTTAGGAGTGTCATCCTCTCCCAAAGCGGACAGAGCCTTATCTACTTCGTCCAACTTAAACCGTTGGGTGTTTTCGATTTTGACATATGTATGCTCAGGTATATAACCTTCCCGAACCCAATGCCGCACGGTGGATATAGATACAGAAAAGTGTTCTGCCACATCCGATATGTTCACATACTTCTTCATTTCTTCCTCACAGTTAGGATGTACTCGGCATCCACATTAAGACCCATAGGTACAAGGTCAGGGTTCTCTTCCAAGAACTGCTTCATGTGAGTTTGGTTAAGACGCTTTTCAAACAACTCGGGAACCTCATGCTCTAACACGAACTTGTGCATGCTCTCCCAATCGCTCGTCCAGTAACGCTGTTTAACGCTACGATAAAACAAACCCGCTGCAGTTCTAACGCTGTCAACATTACTTTCGGCACAGTAATCCAACAACGCTTGCTTAACAGTGTTCTGTTGCTCAACGAGAGCACTGTCTTCTTCTTTAAACTTAGCGGATATCTCGGCGCGCTTATCGCGTATCCTTGTATATACTCGCGTCAGTTTTTCCACGTCCACTGTCATAAGTCCTCCGTTTATATCTATACTTATTATCTAATAGTATTAACTAGGATCGTCAAGTATTTCATGATATAAATTTACCATTTCTGCATGGGCGTCTATGCGACCTGCAAGCATACGGTACATACGCTTTTCAACGTAAGAGCCTTGTAGCGATATAACAGTACACTTGTGTTTCTGCCCTGCTCTATGAACCCTAGCGTTGGCTTGCGCGTAGGTTTCCAATGATGAAGTCGGCCCCCACCACACTACAGTATTAGCGGCGGTAAGTGTTACACCGTGCGCGGCTGCTTGTGGTTGGATAACTAACACCTGTGGATCAGTGTCCTCTTGAAACCGCTTAAATATCTCGGTGCGCTTATGTGCAGGTACATCACCCCTGATTACCTCAGACGTTATCTTGTCGGCTCGTAACTTATCGGTAAGTATATCTATCGTGTGCTTGAACGGGACAAATATCAGAACCTTCTGACTGCTCTCGTCTATGACCTCACGTAGCACTTTATATCTGTCTGATATATCGAACTCTACGGTTTCTCTTTCATCAGTGTAAACCGCACCTGCAGATATCTGTAATAACTTGCTCATGTTTACGGCAGCGTTGATAGCGGTTACTTCTTCACCCGCCACTTCCATAATCATACGCTTCTTCAAAAGATTGTAGTAGTGTTTCTGTTGCCCACTTAACGGTACAACCCTGTCCACGTACACCATGTCTGGCAAGTCCAGACACTCTTCTTTGGAGTAACGTATCGCAGGTTGCAGCACTGCATGTACGATCTTAGGTGCAGTTGGCTTAGGTTCAAATTTAAAGTGGCTCTTGCGGTCCATCACCATATCTTTAAACGAGCCAAAGAATTTAGGTACGCCCTGCGGGTTGACCAACTTAGCCAATCCATATGCGTCTAAGGGCGATTGTGCGGCGGGTGTACCCGTCATCATCCACAACCATGTGTCATCACGCAGGAGTTTCTTTAACGTCTTCCACCGCTTCGCCTGTGCGTTCTTATAGTGGGTAGCCTCGTCAATTATGATAAGGTCAAAACCACCATTTCTAATCTGCTCGGATACAATATCTACACCATCGTAGTTAATTATAACGAACTCTGCGCCCTGCTCTATTATGGCAGCGCGTTTCTTCTTAACCCCATGCGCCACGTCAACGGTACGGTGCATCGCAAAGGTGAATAGGTCGTTACGCCATGCGCTATCCATAATAGATAAGGGGCATATAACTAGAGCGCGTTTGACCTTGCCAGCTTTCATAAGATAATCAGCGGCCCATATAGCACTGGCGGTCTTACCTGTACCCTGCTCGTTAAAACAAAACCCCTTGCGGTTCATAGTTAGGAACGCTGCGGTTTTCTTTTGGTGATCGAAAGGGATGTGTTGCCCTGTCCAAGCATAGCGTCCTTCTATCGGGGATGGTGCGGGTATCCGCAAGGTACGCAGTTTGTGCGCTTCATCAATACCCCAATTAACAACCACTGCATCAGTACCCACGGCTTCGCTCTTAGGTATAATACTCGTGACTTGTTTGGGGTCCGCTAGTGACACTAGCAGAGCCTTGTTCTTTATTACTTGCATACTGTTCTCCGTGTAGCTGATGCTATCTTTTGTTTTTAGTTCTTCTGTTGCGGCCCTTACTTAACGAACCACCGTGCGACCTGTTACGCTTGCGGCTTTGCACCGAAACGCCATCCTTATTCTTACCGCCCTTACTCAACGCCTTCTTATGAGAAACATCCTTGCCCTCACGTTTGTCGGCTTTGCCGTTTTTGTTGGCATCCTTGCCTGTCTTATCCATCTTGCGCCGTGCGCGTTGACGCTCCATACGTGCTTCATGTTCACCACGCGCTTTTTGCAGTTGGTATTCACGTTTGTACGGGCGGGGGGTGTTCTTATAAACCATGTCAGTTCTTTCCGTTATGGGCGCACTCTAACACAGGACAGTGTTGCCTACACAAACCGCTAGGTCGTGGGTTCCACACATCAGTATCGGCGGCTGCTTGCATACTAGCATAAGCATCTCGCCATTTCATCCATAAATCAGGAACTTGCTCTACCGTATACTCAGCCTTAATTAACGCTTTGGGTACTACAAACATCAGTGCTGCTTTTATAGTACGAACTTGTGGGTAGTGCTGAAATATAGACACCGCCATCAACTCAAGTTGTCCTTTGTCTGCGTACTTCGCGTTCTTACCCGTCTTGTAGTCTACGATAAACGCGGTTTCCTTTTCCTCATTCACGATAGCCAAGTCTACGATACCACGAAACCAAACATCTTTCGCTCCGAACTTGCACGGCTGCATATCCTCGGTTAGGCCAAGCCGCTGCTCCGCAATTTTCGTACCTTCGATAGCGTTAAGCGAATCCAGAGCGCCCTGCATGTAGCTGTACTTCTCAGGTAGCGGTTCACCTTTACCTATGTAGTTCTCGCATGCGGTATGGAAGTGTGTGCCGTACAACATAGCCTGACTTACTTTGACAGGATACCGCTTTAGTATCTTCTCATAGTAAAACTGCTTCGGGCATTGTTGGAAACTTTTGATCTTACTAAACGACCAAGGCGCAACATTTGTCATTCGGTATCCCCATACGATTTGCCAACACCGCTTTCACACTCAAGCGGTAGTCCTGCTGCCCAACTGGGTACATGACGCATGCACTGCTCTACGTGTGCCCTTGCTTGTACCACATCCTCATCGGGGCAACATATAGCTATGCTGTCATGCACAGTCATAACAGACTTATACTTCTGATTTATTAGTAGCATTTGTTCGCCAATGATACAACGTGCCAATGCCTGACATACGTTTTCAACCACCTTACCACCGTATATATTCTTACGTCCACGGCGCGTTTTGTATGAGTATTCGGGCCAAACATCTTCGGGTTCTACTCCCTTGGGCGCAGGGTCTAACTGCAAGTCTTCGTAAAACATGCGTAACCCCGATGGCAGGATTACTGCGCTCTGTGGTATATCTATACGCAGCACATTTTCACGGCCCACGCGAACCGCATGACCGTCTACAAGCTGCTTCAACATATACTGGGCTTCATCCCACAGCGTAGGTATCTTCCAATATGTATCACGGTATATGTTTATGACACGCCTAGCTTCTGCTAGATCAACCTCGACGCCCATACCTGCAAGCTGAGTTTTAAACTTCTTAGCCCCCATGCCGTAACCTGCGCCAAGGATCGTAGTCTTACCCACAAACCGCTGTGCGCCAGTAACGTCTGCCTCGGCTACTTTGTATATAGCTGCTGCCATCTTTACATAAACATCTTCGCCATCAGAAAACGCCTGAGTTAGTTCGTCTGCCTCGGCTAACCAAGCTAACACCCGCGCCTCAATCTGAGACGCATCGCACTCAACTATAGTGTGGCCCTGTGGGGGTATAATGCTTTTCTTTAGCTTCTTGCCGTTAGCCCCACGGCTCGGCAGGTTTTGCAGGTTGATCTTATCATCACCGCCCCACCGCCCAGTGTGTGCCGCATAATATCTAATGGGGACCGGAAGAGTACCACGTTTAGATATGTCTATAAACCGCTGTGTGCGTGTCTCTTCTAAGGTACTTTTAGTGCCCAGCCTAGCTGCTATCAGTGTTTGCACACGCTCGTCTTCATGTTCTTGTAATTCTTGAAACTCTTTGTCAGACTTGGCAAACGCAAATGTTTCTTTCTCTGTCGTGGGGCTGATCTTAACAGGTGGCGTGACACCTAACCCAGATAGCAACTCCGCGAACTTGGCATTACTCATTAAATCTTTTCTGTCAGTTATGTTGGCATCAACCATCAACTTGTCTTTGCGATCCCGCACATCCTCTAGGTGCATCTCAAGCATGCCCATATCCAACTCTAAGCTAGGCTCTGTAAACATGCGTAGCGTTGCGTCTATGATATCTAACTCTTGTTCAGGGAACTTGGCTTTCATCTGCTGAAAAATAGCGTAAGTCAGGTCCACGTCCTTCTTACAGTACCCTGCGTAGGCGGTCAGTTCTTCTTCGGTAAAATCGGCTAGGCGTTTGTCCTTCGCCATGATAACTTCGGTGCCTTTTTCCCCGACACCGTAACGCTCCGCTACATTTTTTAGAGACACGCTTTGCTCTGTACCGTGCAACGCTCTCGCCATACACAATGTGTCGAGTAAGAATTTAGGTTTGATATTATAACGCCAGCTCAGGATGGCTCCGTCAAACATCATGTTGTGAGCCAGTACATGCGTGTTATCCCAATCAACAGATGCCAGTAGTTCGGTTACATCATCGGCACCCTGCGCCCACTCGGTCGGATTGGGGCCGCGTTTTAGCCCCAACCCAATCACTTCAAACCTACGGTCACGTATGTATTGCTCTGTCGTTATCTTCGCCAGAGAAAAGTTCTGCGCGTAGTAGGTTTCAAAGTCTAACGTAACAAGGTTCACTTCTTTGTTACTTTCTTTAGTGCTAACTCACCCGCACACGCCATGTACCCACAGGCGTCTATGTAGTTGTCAGGGTTATGTTTGTTGGACTTGAGCCGTGCGATCTTCAACAGGGCCATCATCATCGCAACATCGGTGGGCGAGAAAGACCACTCATAACTAAAATACTGCTCCCACAGCATAGCTATAGCCTCAAAGTTATCCTCCATATCGCCATGCGTAGCTTCACGATCTTTGGTGACGTACTGCTTGGCGGTATCAAGAACACTGCTACGTGTGTATGTACCTTCTTCGGGTGGCTTACCGCCCTTAGTCAGATTGTAGGCAAAGTCACCAATCTTTGTAGGATCAACTTCGTCCGTTACATGCACGGGCAAGCTAATCTTACCCTTCCAGAAATCATACTTACGCAACTTGCTTACGTATGCCACGCTACACCCAACTTTTTTGGCTATAGACTTATCTGTGTCAGTGCCAAGGGATTTTTCTAACAACCTAAACACCTTATCACGTTTCTTCTCTTTATTGGCAGTCATAGTTCTCTCCTTATTCAAATTCTGGTACAAACCAGTCATCATCCAACGCCCACAGACAGTAGGACGCTTTCTTTTGAGTGCCGAGGCGTGATACCTTGGCTTCCCAAATCTCTCCATCACGATGCAGTTTACCCAACGCTAGTTGCACTTCATCGTTATCTGCGTCTAGCTTAGACGCTATCTCAGTAGCCCTATGTGCGAATTGGTTATCTGTCTCAGACAGCAAACTAAGTATGCGATCTTCCATCTTAGCTACCACTACGCGTGGGGTTTCCTCCTCGCGTGATTCACCTGCATCGACAGAGTGTGTTACGCTCTCAGCGATAACACCCACAACCTGATACTTGGTTGAGTTAACCATTTTTGAACTGTTAGGTATTACCCGCATCTGGGCAAGTGTGCCTTCGGCAAGGTCGTATTTGTTGACAATATTAGGCGGTATAAACACCCGTTCCCCTTGGTCTATGTCAACTCCAAATCCGCATCGCTTACCTACTAATACGTGCTGCACGTATATCTTTAGTGTGTTTAACATTGTTCTCTCGCTTGTTTATGATATTGTTTTTATGAGGGCGGTGATAATTCAAACCCACCTACCTGCGGTCTGCCTTATTGTTAGTTTCACCTACAGCCGCCCTCACCATTCTCTATGATTTGTTTAAGATACCCGCCATAAATTCATTGGCAGCGCGCACCGCTGCTTCTTCGTTACGTGCGATGTGCTCCTCACGTTCTTCGCTTATAGCTGCGGATAGGGTAGCCGTTACAGCCATCATCATCTGAGGCCACGAATCTTGCTGTTCAAACAGTAGAACAAGATTAGCGATAATCAGCGACATAATCTCGGGTGACGCTTGGTCGGGCGCGGCTTTAGCCATGCGCTCCATAACCGCTTCAAACTTAGCTTTATCCATTTCTGCGCTCCTTAAATTTTATTTGGTATCGTTTGCATCTACGTAGTATTACCTCTACGGACATGCCCGTTATACGCGCGGTCTCGGCGGCACTAAAACCTTGTTCCGATAGACGCAGTATTTGCTTGGCGGGGTTTGATCTTTCGATCTCGGACATGCGGGGCTTACCGCTGCCTCTAGCGTGTTCCTGCACGGCCCCGTAGTTTAGGGATCGACCCCCACAATATTCAATCATCCGTTTGTTCTCAATCAAGGCCAACGCCTTCATCTTTTCCAAGGCTGTCAATGTTCCCTCCTAGCTTCTTTGTACCTGTTACATACATGACGAATAGTTGCTGCGTGATCTTCTCAAGTTCCGCTTTTAGTTCGCGGTTCTCCGCACACACGCGCTCGTATTCATGGCGGTTAATCATATTGAAACTCCACTTAGTCATCTGAAATATAATATATTGCTGCCCACGCTGTTAGTGACTGACTAACACTGCCCATGTTATCCTCATTGACGACTATATCTAGGCCACCCGCTTTGCATATGTCTTTTAAATTTTTAGCTTGCAGAGGCGTGGGTCTATTCTTACCCGCTTTACACTCAATGCCAAAGAACAATCCTTTGTAGCAACCTACAATATCAGGCACACCACTTTTACCGTACCCGCCTGTGACAGGGTAGAAGTAGTACGCACCCATTGCGTCTAGCTGCCGTGTCACCTGCTTCTTAACTTTTGCTTCTGGCGTCATAGCCATGTGTAGTCCTCCAAAATTGATTTAATGGCGTGACAGCTATGAGGAACCGTCACGCCACCGTATATGGATGATGGGTTAGCTTGCGCCAAGGCGGCAACCAAGACAGACCATGCAAGCCACGAAAGAGCGACCCTTCACACCATCCATAACTAAAAAACTCCCTTGTGTTAGTGCGTCACTAACAAGACCCTGCTTTCGCAAAAACTGGCATCCAAAGCCGTATGGGTTTCCCCATACAGCCCTGCGTTTTTCTAAAGATTAGATGGTTCGATTACCCAGAAAGTGCTATAGAACTCATTGTCACCAGCCTTGTGACCAACACCCTCTAAGTAAGCATCGTTCTCCAATAAAGATAACACCGCTAACCTCCCTTGGAACCAATCTGGTAGCCCCTCAAAAGGTATATAGGTATCTTTTACTATCGCGTCAAGTCTTTTAATTCCAAGACTTACTATCGTTACCCAGCCAGTATCTTTCTCTGTTTGTACGCGGTAACAAACGTCAGCCGCGTACAAAACGTCACTTATGCTCAAGTAAGTAGGAAGCACATACGATCAGAAACTCTGTACCCCACCCCATCAACATAGTGACAATCATCCACAAGCTGCAACATAGAAAACTTACCCATCATATCTTCGGGCAGCGTTTGTGGTGTGTACCACTGAACACAACTTTGTGGGTGTACGTCAGGGGTGTAGTTGGACAGACCATCGACCTGCAGCACGGCGCACTGTTGTTCACCCCTACGTACAGTAGTGTATATGAATACACCGTTATCTGATCGAGCATCAAGCGTTTTGGTTTCATCCTTCTGGGCAAAGAAATCTACCAACCCTGCTTGTAACTCCTTGTCTACAAACTCATGCCCCAATGTCAGAAGGTTCTTCAACTCGGTCTCCATAGGCGAATAGTTGCTAGAGATACCGTCATGCTGAAACAATCTATTACCCATCTTACGCATCTCATGGTTGGCGTTACTGCTCACATCACGAAACGATCTAGCCGCGTTCTTCGATGACATAGCTGCCATGTCTGCCACGTTAAGCGGTGAGATGTAACGCTTGGCGTTCTTCACCGCTGTCTCTAGCTTGGTTGTCATGGACATATGGTACTGTGGGTTGTAGTCGCTGTACTTACAATTAGCGATCAAGCGACTACAAACTGTGTACGTGCGAGTACCCTTACCGCCCCTACGAAAATCACCATAGCCAACCCAAGCGCAGCAATATGGGTCATTGTCGTAGTACACCCACGCACTGTTACCACTACGCGCAAGTGTGCTGATCGGCAAAGCATTCTCTAACTCTGCAATCCAAGGCACAATATGTCCCTGCAATTTTATGTTGTGCATTTGCGCGTGACTTGTAGCTTCTTTAACTGTCGATACTTCCATTTTAGTTCTCCTTCTGTTAGTGGTTCACTAACAAGTTATCATTTCATAAACTTCGCGGTCTTGTTGACCCACGAATTAAACTTACTTCTTACTTCAGCCATATTCCCTTCCTGCATATGTTCCTTGATAGTGGTTCGGTCATACCACCCACTGTGCTCTATAAACGATGTAGCGAAATCGACCCACGCTGACACACGCATGGGATGCTCGGGGTCTTTCAACACATCACGCAACCATAACGCACGTCTCTTAGAATTGCCGTAATGTTCTCTTCTGTATTTATCTAGCTTGCCCCGTTCACCGTAGTTGTATGTGCCTGTCTCTAGTGGAAGAAGAGGGGTCATAGTGATACCCCAATCATAGAACTCGTTCATGTGTGTTTTGTATTTGTCTTTCAGTTCCTTGTTCACTCTCGGCGCAGGGGGCAACGGTAAACCACCACTGTCATGCACCCATTGTTCTTCCCCGATCCTACGGAACACCAACGCAGCACCATCGTCCTTGGCGGTCATCCACCCTTGGCGTTCTCGTATATACACGCTCTGTGCATTTGCTCGGCGGTAGTAGGCATCCCAATGTTTCTTGATGGGCGCGGGGACGCTAGTACGTTTAGCTAGGTAGTAGTCCTCACCATGTTGTTGACCCCACCGCGCACCGCCAATACGAACAAAGTGTTTACCATTCTTGTTGACGAACCGTAGTGGGTACGGCAGGTGACGAGTAAGCATATCATATATAGAATTGTGATGCCCATGTGGGCCAGAGCCGTTAGCTATCTTAACTGTATCAGTACCATCCCTGTGTCTGCGCCACACTAACGCCGCAAACTGTTCAGTAGAATTGACTGAAGGTTTTACCCTGCCACCCCCGTACCAAGGTTGGAACACAGGATCACCATACCCATACCCCTGCATGATTGCGTAGCAGTTGCCATTGATCTTGTGGATACGCTCATGCTTGCGGCGTCTGTCACCGATAGGGCGTATGTCGTTTGCCTTACCGAACCTACTACGTATCACAGGGGTAGTGTTGTATTGTGTTTCCACGTCTGCGAAACATCTGTGGTTAGTATGTATTAGTGCCATGCTTGGTCTCCATATTCTCATCGGCCTGTATCTCCCCCAAGCCATTACAATTATCACAGTCTTTCCACACACCAACAGGTTCGTGTACCCCGTTTGATGTTAGTACCCACCGTTCATGCTCTATTTGACCTACGCGGTCAGAGCCTTTGCACTCGGGACAAGCAATGAATGGGTTGAACCGTTGCTTGTACTTGTCCCACGCAGCGGTAAATTCCGCTTCCTCTCTAGCCTCATGTTCTTTTATGAACTCGTTTAGGTGTTCCCACTTACCAGCCATTTCAGTTCTCCTTAGTTTGTGTATGGGTTTCCCCATACACTTTTGATTACATATCACACGCTCTTACGTGTACGGTCTTGCCAACATCGGCTTCCCAACCTGCGTGGTCGAGCGTTACCCACAAGGTAGGATGACCCCACTCACCGCAACCGCCCCACAAGTGACCGTCAGTAAGAATAACGGTTGCTTCTGGTTTGATACGATGCTCTTTAAGATACGCTGGTACACACCTAACATCTGTACCACCGCCTCCTGCGGGCTTGGTAGATTTTACCATCATGTCCAACTCGTCACGCTCGTACTTCTCCGCACGAACAACAGTAGTGTCCCAATACAGTACATGCACACATTCTGGCTTGAGCGTTGAAAGTATATGACCACACTCGGTCAACATGACAGACTGTTCACGCTGTCCGATAGAACCAGACATATCCATAGCAAGACACACAGGCCCGATAGCGTTAGACATGAGACTTGGCATGTATACGCCAGCACTCAGGTAACGTTTGTTAGGACGCTTGAATGTCCCGAAGTCTTTACCTCGCACATGCGATGTAAAAAACTCTGCCATGTATTCTGTATAGTCAATCTGCGGCTGCAACAATTCAGTGATGTTACGATCTGCGCCGTTACCCATCTTACCCGCAGCCAACGCGCCAGACCGAACTGCCTCGTCAACTTCACGCGCAAGATCACGCTGCTCGTCAGGGGTCATATCCTCGGCCCCATCCCAATCGTGATCGTCAAACGACGGGTCATCATCTACTGGGTATGTACCGTCATATGGTTGATCGTTCTTAATGCTTCCGCCTGCATCATCATCGTCAGCATCGCCATCGCCTTGTATGGGCTTCCCCATACCACCGTCACCGTCACCATCTTCGGGGTCACGCTTTATCGGATCGGGCAGATCGTGGAACACCTGCCCACTGTCCCAGTTACGATACTTGACGTTGAAACAACCTGTGGTCAGCGCACCTGTCATGGTGATGAAACCCTCACCATCATCGGCATCAACCAACAGCACGTTGATAACGAAGTCACACGCCAAGTTAGCTTTCTTAGCGTTGATCTTGTGAATAGCGGCCCATGTAATCAGATGCCTAAACATCTTGTGACACACCTCATGTAGTATGAGAAACCGCAACTCGGCATCGGTGAGTGATGCAACGAACTTACGTCCGTACCACTCGTCACGTCCATTGGTACACGCTGTGGGATAACGCTCGTTATCATCGCTGACAATGCGTTTACCCATCATCAACATCCCTGCGTAGGCACACCACTTAGGGTGCGCCATGATAGAGACAACAGCTTTTTCTATGCGCTGCTCCTCGGTTAGTATTAGTCCAAACATTTCAGTTCCTCCAACTGTTGACGCATTGAAGCGTCATGTTTCATTTGCGCGTGGGTTGGTACTGCAAACGGGCCGCGCTTATGTCCCGAACACATTTCACAAGAACACTGCGCCAGATCGTTAGCGCGTTTCTTAGCAGTTATATAAAACTCTTCTTTTGTGGGTTCTACGTACTCGTTTTCGATGTAGCTACGAAAACCAAGCAACACGCGCACCTTCAACGACCTATTGATAAGACGTTTCTGCTGCGCTCTTCTCCACGCTCTGTTTCTCATTTTAGTATTCCTCTCCTAGTATGTGGCCTCTAGCCACTTTGATATCAGTCTCCCCTACACCACCGCATAAACGACAGTGAGGGTTGACCGTATGTGAAGCGGTGGGTCTGCACTCGGGACAGCGTATGTCCCGATCACTTTGTTCCCACCCTATTAAGTCTTGCGCGTATGGGGTTCCCAATACCATATATGCATGGTTAAAATTTCTGTGGCGTTCCGATTGACTTTTTTGAACTTTAAAAAAGTTATCTCTACGCCTCTTGTGCATCTTCCTCCTGTAATCTGATTGTCTCATGCTACACCTTGTCGCCGTGGAACATGTAGTTGTTAGCCACTGCCCATTCGGTGAACTTGCGGTTGGTCATAACCATCGCTTGCTTTGTGTACTTCGGTGCGCGAACACCATTGGCAAACATGCCTTGGGCTTCACGATCAAGACGCACAAGATAGTCCATCCAGTTATTGATCCACTCTTTCTCAATGACGGCCAATGTCCGAAACACGATCATACATTTAGCTGCTGCGCTTGTGGGCACGATAGCGTTTCTTGGATCGTTCTTTATGCTGTCCAAGGTTGGAAGCTGATCTGCCAGCTTGAGGTGCGTAGCCAAGTCCATAGCAGTACGCATACCAATCGTACCGATCAGTGAAGCGGTGAATGTTTGATCGTCAATCAAGTGACGTATCTTCGCCAAGTCCGATGCAGCTTCAAGCGAACGTGGTGTGACGAAACCCTTACGGTACTCTTTCGGGTGAAAGATGTGTGGGTTATCTTCTGGGTTAGGAACATCGCGGAAGCTGTGGAACCACTGTGGGTTATCCTTGGCTGCGCTCAATACACCGTGGTCAATATCATTGTTGATACCCCACCCGATCCATTGGATGTTTGTCCACTTCTTCAGTTCGATCCATGTCAGCGCGTTCATCTGATGCGCTTCAAGGAAGTCACCCAAACCCTCAGCACCAAAGTTAGTGGTCGCATAGATAATGCTGTCTGGGTGTAGGTCGTAACTACCTAAGCGTCGCTCCAACCAGAACGCACGTAACGCTCGGGCCACACCGTCTAGGGCTTTACCAACCTCGTCAATGCAGATGATGACAGGGCCACCCAAGTGTAAGCCCAATTCTTCGTGGGGTACAAACCGAACAAACCCGTTTGTATCCATTGTCTGAAACGATGGGCATTGCAAGTCTTGCACATCTTTGTCAGGGCAGTTGAACAAGATTGCCTTGTGTGTGGGGAACCGCTTCGCCAGTGTTTTAAGTGTGGATGTTTTCCCGTTACCCATGTCACCTTCAAGCAGCACCATGCGCTTGTGTCCGATGGCAGCGATCAGGTCAACTGATTGGTCGAGGTCGAGGGAATACATTCCATTAGTAGTCATAGCCATTTTAGTATCTCTTTCTGTTAGTGGTTCACTAACGGTTGATGATTAGTAAAGTCCGTAGCCATAGGCCAAGAACAGCAGGATGAAGGGCAGGGCGACAACGCATATCGCCCCAACCAAATCTTTTAGAAACTCTTTCATTGGTAGATGCTTCCAAGATAGAAGGCCAAGGATAGTGCGACTACGTACACACACGCGTAGAAGTATGTGTGTGGTATGCGTAGTGTAGTGTACCCGGAGGAAGTGTTTTTGTTGTTCTCCGGGGAAACCTTACTATCCTCATCACTCATGAACTGTTCCGCGTGAAGAAGGCCGCTAGTCTTGCCCTCGCCCATGTTACCCTTGCGAAAATCAGTCCACTGTTGCTCATGCTTCCGTATAAACTCTAGCTCTTCTTCAGTCATACCTATTGCCTTGTTAATCACTACATCTGTGGCTTTGTTGTGGGCTACACATTTACCTGCTCTTGCACGGATACGGCACTTGCGTACCTGTATAGATTTGGGAGACCGTCCCAGTTCAGCACCAATCTCGGCGTCACTGAACTCAGCGTCCACCATCTCGGCAAGGATATCTTCTTCCTTACCTGTCCAAGCACGTCCACTTTTCGGCGTGGGTACATTCTTCCATTTCATTTTAGTTCTCCTTTGGTTTGATTAGAACAAGTCCAGTGACGGTAGGGTTTTGATAACCTCGTCAACTGAACGCTTGGTTTCTGCGCGAAGGTCAGCGTTCTCGCGCAGCGCATCGGGTGTCACCACCCGCATTGCTTCTTCCAGATGATTAGCAGCCGCTGTCATCGTGGGGTCGTTAGTAATGTTGAAGCCTCGCATCATGTCCACAATATCTGTGACGTTGCTCACAAGTGTATCACGGAATATCTTTTTGTCCTCGTCTGCGAAGTAATCCAGTTTGTCACTCATGTTTTGACAAACCTTGTGAGCGCGGTTCCACACGTCCTGCATAGCCGCAGCGTATCTGTCGTTGAACTTGGACTGATACTGTTCTGCAATATCGGCAATACCTGTGTTCTGTATGTCGATGCGGAAGTCACCACTTGTGGGTAGCGGTTCCACGTCAAGACTGAACGAGAACTTGGACGCGAACTTATCAATGCTCGGATAGTCGTTCTCATTGTAGTCAGGGCCAAGGGCCATCTTAGCTTCTTCCTTACGATCCTCGTAGGCGTCCACTAATTCAGCAACCAACGCTTCACCCTTGGCAATCTCGGTAGTCACCGCTTTGTGGTAGCTGAACGACATAGCCGTTGTTAGCAGCCGACCACCACCGTCTTTCCACGGCAGCGTCAGGTTCTTGTGAGTGTTACGAACTTTTGTCACTTGCTTCTTGACCGCTTCTAGCTCCTCGCACTTCTTACCGAACAAGGACTTTATAGCAGTGAACGCCTCACTGTCTGCGCCCGACATAGCAGCCAGACGAGCAGCGGCCTCGGGGTCATTCTTCCGCATGCGTGTCTGTGTAATAGAGAGGTCTACGAGCATCGCGCTTGAGGATATTGATGCAACGGCATCTGTATCCAATTCGGCAAAGGTCATGCCTGTTGAAAGATCGTTCATTTTAGTTCTCCTTGGTTTATGTATGGGGAAACCCATACGGTTCATCTTGGCTTTTGATTGAGAGCGAGCAGATCACTCTTACGAGTGATGCGTGTGTAGTGACCCTTGGGTGTGGGTACGATTGTCCACGTAGACCGTTCTGTCTTGGCGGTACTGTCGCCACAGTCTAGGCAAACTTTGTACCCGAGCAGTACGCGTTTGCGCGGTTCGATATCTTCACCGCAGGTAATGCAGATCATTGTAGGGTCTCCTTAGTTGTTGGGGTCGTAATCGTGGACAGTGCAAGTATCTATGTTTAGTCCGTCCATCAGGACTAGAATATCTTGCATATCGTAAGGCTTCTTTACCCACACTATATGCGTGATGTTTGTGTAGTAGTTCACGCGTACAGTCAGCAGTTTCCACATTGCAGTTCTCCTTCTGTGCAGGGTGCGAAACTTGTATGGGTTTCCCCATACGCATCAAGCACGGTGTCTGTGTCTGTCATTGTAGTCTCCAATCATTTGTCCAACTTTTGTTACTATACCATACTTTGTAGGTAATGTCAAGTGATATCAGGAGGTGTTATCTGGAGGTGTTATGTTGTAGGGGTGGGGGTTCGTGTGTGATAAGTGGTAGGGGTGTAATGTATCGTAATGTATCCTGTGTGTGTCGTGTAAGTGGTTGATTTTAAAGTAATGTAACAAAGTAGTAATGTATCCTATATAAGTAAGCGATCTGGGGATTTGGGGTCTATCGTTGAGAAGGTGGATACAATAGGCTGCGCCCCCCAACGAAGGAGGGGTAAATCGTAAAAGAAAATTGTTAAAAAAAAGAGGATACATTAGATACATTAGATACTTTACTTTAATAACAATAGGTTACGAGGATACAGTAGGCAAAACAAAAGATACATTAGATACATTGCTGCATTATCAATGACTTAGCTAAATTAGTGTAGGGTGTGTAGGGTTACTGCTAACTTTTATGTTTCTAGTCCTAGATCACTAGACGCACTACGTGTGAAGCAGCTCACTGTGTGACGGTATGGGGAATCCCATACGTGGTAAGCCATTGCATACATGGACAACCGTAGCACTACGCAGGTGACGCTTGGCAACCGATAACATAGCGCACATCGCTACTCCGAAAACTGGCCTCGATTGTGTATGGGTTTCCCCATACAGGTGGGCGTATGAGGTACTTCAGACAGGCGTGTGCGTACCGCTGCATCGACGGGCGTAACGCTGCTCCGAGAACTGGCTTCGGAGGGCGTATGGGTTTCCCCATACCGGATCGCATAGGATCATGATTGATTGGCCTTGCGCGGGTGTGCGAGCGCGTGGCGAGGGGGGCACAAAGCTACTCCGAGAACTGGTATCTAAAGCACAAAAAAAGAGAGGATAGAACCGAAGTCCTATCCCCTGTAGTGTAGTTAGCTGTAATCGTCGTAGCAGTCGTTGTCAGGAACACCTCTGACCGAGATCTTTTTTACCTTGGCTTTGGGTTTTAACATAACCTCCTGAGCCTCTATGTCTCGCTTTGCGAGCCACTCGATGTAAACGTTATCGTCTATGCCGAGCAGCCCAGTATCTGCTTGTACGTTCATGATGTGAGCAAGCGTCTTCTCTACGCTTTGCCGTGCCATAAACAAGTCTTCTTTTGCTTGGAAGACTATGCTTCTCGTTTCGTCCATGTCATTCACTATTTCCTGTAGTGTCTGGTGTAGGTTGAGATCGTTCATTGTAGTTCTCCTATGTGACCTAGCGTCACGTCAAACCCCCCATGTGAGGGGCTTGTCAGTAAGGCTAGTTGACCTCGGCGTTGCCGCCGAGGTCGTTAGTGTTAGTCTTTGATGACGGGGATCGTACCGCCGACATATTTCATCAACTCTTTGAGCATCTTCTGCAGCCCCTCAACATCGTTGCCGTCTGGCAAGTTGATGCCTTCATCTTTGTAGGTGCGGAGGAAGAACTTTGCGTTCTCTTCACCAATTGCCTCGACCAAAGTACGGTTGGCGTTTCCGCCAGCCGCGATACGAGCCGCTTTTACTTTGCGCCCCTCTATCCCTTTCTGCAGGTCATCCAGAACTTTGTTCAACAACCTGTCGTAGTACTTATAGTTGAACGCATCGCCTGCCGCGTTGTGGGTGTTACCCTCGTTGTTGGGTGCGACCCTACCTGCCGCTTTGACACCGCCCATAGCATAAAGCTCTTGCGCCGCGTCGCTAAGCCGATGAATTAGCGTATTTTCTTTGAACAGTTTTACCTGCTCAAGCGAAAGAGAACGCTTGGACACCATGACCTTCCGCTTGTCAATTACACGGTAAAAGTTGGCGGTGTTAACACCATGCTTAACACACCATGTGATAAGCTCGCCTCGACCCTCGCCGCTTGCTTTTTCTTTCTTGCTGTAAGAAAGACCGAGTGCTGAAAGCTCAGAGAACTGAGTTGCAGTGATAGCGTTCAAAGCCGCCACGCTTGTAGTAGTTTTACCCATTGGGAAAACCTCCTGTAATCGAAAGACACGATCCAAATTCCGTTTCATCGCCTTTCGATGTAATAGTTATGGCATGAAACAAAGCGCTTGTCACTGGCTGACAGGTTAGAGCCTTAAATGATATTGGATACAGTTCAAACGCCCTACATACCGTAAAAACTGGTATAGCCAGACCCCACCACCCCCTGACCCCCCTTGATTGGCGACTGTGCGCGCATAACTATATAATACTAATTTAGACAAACTTTTTACGTTTCCACACGTTTCGACGCTAGGCACGGGTATCAAAAAGCTAGGCACGGGTATCACCACCCCCCTACCTAAAAAAACCCCCCTACCCAAAAATATTATTATAGTGTAAAAAAATTTTATACGTGTTGGAGGACACCGCTATGGACCCGGACAAGATCATAGACTTCCCCGTACTGTCTGAACTGGATCGGCAGTTTCTTGAGCTAGAGAAACAGCAAGAACTGATACGTGAGCAGACAAAGCGTATAGAAGAAGATAAGCTGGTTAAGTTTATAGAGGATATGTACAAGTGACCATAACTGTAGAACCGGAGGTAGGTATCCCTCTGCCTGAGTCAGCAACAAAAATTAAGTTAGCCGATAGAATATCTGCTGCTGCAGAAACATCCAAGTTGCTTGCATCGCATGGGTTGGATATACAGGTGACGGCAGAGGATAAAGACAACGCTGCCAAGATAGCCACTGCGTTTGCTGCGGACCCTATAATGACTACGAAGAAGGCCACGCCGAAGAGAACGGCGGCGCTGACGCCTGCTACGTTACTTTTAACTGATAGAATACTTAAAGATTTTGGTCATTCAGTCGTTAAGAGTAGTACCCAGATAAGGCACCTAGTCACAAACAAGTTAATCGAAGAGACCGAGAACCCAGACGCACGGATACGGATACGCGCACTAGAACTATTAGGTAAGGTCTCAGACGTGGGGCTGTTTGCCGAGAAAGCCGAAGTAACTGTCACTCACCAGACTACAGATGATATCAGAGATAGACTGCGGGATAAGTTAACTAAACTCGTAGATGTTACGCCAGACGATGATGTAGAAGATGCCGAGATCATAGACGCCACACCTGTCGATAATACGCCCATAGACATAGACGCCGAGCTAGGGTTAGACGATGAAGGATAATGTGGGCTTCTCCGAGGAAGAAGTTCAGCATATGCTGGACAACTTGGACAGCTTCTCAGACGAAGAAATAGCCGAGATAGACAAGCTGGTAGAAGAGCTGGGGATACGTAAGCGCAACAAAACCGCTTACGATGACCTGATAGAGTTCTGTAAACGGATGCAAGATGACTACATAGTAGGGCGTCACCACCGTATCCTTGCTGATTTGTTGATGGCTATTGAGGCGGGAGACGAGGATCGCATATGTGTCAACATACCCCCACGCCACGGCAAGTCTCAGCTAGTATCTATATTTTTCCCTGCGTGGTTCTTAGGACGTAATCCTAACAAGAAGGTTATGATGGTGTCACACACCACTGACCTAGCTGTGGATTTTGGACGTAAGGTACGTAACCTCATCTCCCTAGATGACTATAAAGCAATATTTCCTGCGGTTAAGTTAGCGGTGGATAGTAAGTCTGCGGGGCGTTGGAATACGAATTTTGGTGGTGAGTATTATGCGTGTGGTGTTGGTTCTGCTCTTGCTGGTCGGGGCGCTGACCTCCTGCTCATTGACGATCCCCACTCAGAACAAGATGTTATCAACGGCAACTTCTCCGTGTTTGAGAGAGCATACGAGTGGTATACCTTTGGTGCGCGTACTCGTCTTATGCCGGGTGGTAGAGTAGCTATCATACAGACGCGCTGGCACATGGATGACCTGACAGGTCGTGTGACTTCTGACATGGTGAAGAACGAGAAGTCAGATCAGTTTGAGATCATAGAGTTCCCCGCCATCTTAGACTCCGAAGATGATGACGGTAAGCCCATACAGAAACCGCTGTGGCCTGAGTTCTTTGACTTAGAGGCGCTACTACGCACAAAGTCATCTATGCCCACGTTCCAGTGGAACGCACAGTATCAGCAGCAACCCACCGCAGAAGAAGCGTCTATCGTCAAACGTGAGTGGTGGCGCATATGGGCAGACGATGACCCACCTGAATGTGAGTACATCATAATGTCGCTTGATGCCGCAGCCGAGAAACATAACCGCGCTGACTATACATCACTCACAACGTGGGGTGTGTTCTTCAACGAAGAAGAGGAGATGCACAACCTCATCCTGTTAAACGCTATAAAAGAGCGCATGGAGTTCCCAGAGCTAAAAGAGCTAGCTGTACAAGAATATCATGATTGGGAACCTGACGCGTTTATCGTGGAGAAAAAGTCATCGGGGTCAGCCTTGTATCAAGAGATGAGACGTATGGACCTGCCTGTGCAGGAGTACACACCCCACCGTGGATCGGGTGATAAGATGGCACGTCTTAACTCTGTGGCTGACATAATACGGTCAGAACTGTGTTGGGTTCCGCCAAAACGCTGGGCAGAAGAGTTGGTAGAAGAAATAGCTGGGTTTCCGTTTATGTCTAACGATGACCAAGTTGACTCTACAGTTATGGCCCTGTTGCGTTTTAGGCAGGGTGGGTTCATACGACTACCCACTGATGTGTGGGATGACGAGCCTGATACACCTCAAAGAGCGGACTATTATTAACGTGCTAGCTTTATCACGCGAGTTTTGATATCACGCCTATAGGACGCTGGCCGCGTCCCGTGGGGGTGTTCTGGGTTTCCTCCCAACCTATAGGGCACCCTCACATCGACAAAGGTATACTTATTTGCTAGAACTACAAAAGAAACACCGTAGCGAGGCCCGACATGGCGATTGAAAAAATGATGACTCCCAATGAGATTGAGTTGATGGGTGAGACCCCTGACTTAGAGGTAGAAGTCATGGCCGATGCTGATAGCGCAGTTGAAGTCGAGATGGATGATGGGTCTGTAGTCATAAACTTTGGGAGTCCCGGACTTGATGATGACCTTGATGCAGCTATGGCAGATCACAATGCGAACCTAGCCGAGGGTATTGAGGACGCGATGTTGGAAAGCATGGCGTCTGAGTTAGTTGAAGACTTCGACAATGACCGTGCGTCACGCAAAGAATGGGCTACATCATATATAAACGGTTTAGATTTGTTGGGTATGAAGATTGAGGACCGTTCACAGCCTTGGCAGGGGGCCTCTGGGGTGTATCACCCTATGCTCACCGAGGCTGTAGTACGGTTCCAAGCGCAGGCTATGAGTGAACTTATGCCTGCATCCGGCCCTGTTAAGTCAAAAATCGTCGGTAAGATGACACCTGAGAAATTTAAACAATCTCAACGTGTAGAAACAGAACTTAACTATCTTATAACGGAAGAAATGCCCGATTATCGGAACGAAATGGAGCAAATGCTGTTCAAACTTCCGTTGGCTGGCTCCGCATTTAAGAAAATTTACTATGATCCAATCTTAGAACGCCCTGTGTCTGTGTTCGTACCTGCTGAAGACTTCGTAGCGTCCTACGGTGCGTCTAACCTACGTACTTGTCCGCGCTACACACACGTTATGAAGAAAACTTACGAAGAAATTCGCGCATTACAGGTAAATGGGTTCTACGCAGACGTGGAACTACCGGAACCAACGCGTGATATTACGGACATTGAAGAAAAATACAACGAAATGGACGGGACAGAGCCTGTTTATAGCGATGACCCACGCCACACACTGCTAGAAATGCACGTAGATATCATACTACCCGAGCCATTTGACGATCCTGACGGTTTGGCACTTCCATTTGTGATTACTATGGACAAATCTTCGCGCACAATCCTAGCAATACGCAGAAATTGGTACGAAGAAGACAAAAAGAGACGGAAACGTAGTCATTTTGTACATTATCCATACCTGCCGGGGATGGGATTTTATGGGACAGGCTTAATTCACACTATAGGTGGGCTGGCAAAGTCCGCTACGTCCATTATGAGGCAGCTTATCGACGCTGGGACACTATCTAACCTACCAGCAGGGTTAAAATCCCGTGGTATGCGGATCAAAGGGGATAATACACCCCTTATGCCCGGAGAATTTAGAGACGTTGACATTCCGGGTGGGGCGATCAAGGATTCTATTACTTTCCTACCGTACAAAGAGCCGTCACAGGTGCTGTATACCCTCCTAAACAACGTGGTTGAGGAAGGACGGCGCATTGGCTCTGTAGGGGACATGCAGGTAGGGGATATGAACGCACAGGCTCCTGTGGGCACCACACTGGCGCTTATGGAACGGTCTATGAAGGTTATGTCGGGCGTACAGGCGCGTCTACATGCAGCTATGAAGGAAGAACTACGCATCCTAGCGCGTATTGTGCATGACTATATGCCGTCTGAGTATGCGTATGAGATGGATGAGCCTGCAGATCGCGCTGCAGACTTTGATGGACGTGTAGATGTAGTACCCGTGTCTGATCCTAACGCCGCTACTATGGCGCAGCGTATAATGCAGTATCAAGCAGCTTTGCAAATGGCGCAACAAGCACCACAGTTGTATGATCTAGGTAAATTACATCGTCAAATGCTTGAGGTTCTGGGTATTCCAGACGCAGAAGACATTATAAAACTGCCTGACGATATAAAACCTGCTGATCCTGTGTCTGAGAATATGTCGATAATGAAGCAAGAGCCTGTAAAAGCGTTTTCGTATCAGGATCACGAAGCACATATTATGACCCACATGGCGGCGCTACAAGACCCCAAGATACAGCAGATCGTGGGTCAGTCGCCGTTTGCAGGGGCCATACAAGCTGCTATGCAGTCTCACGTCACAGAACACATAGCACTACAGTATCGCAAAGAGATCGAAGCACAGCTAGGCACAGAGCTACCTAATCAGGATGAGCCACTACCAGAGTCTGTAGAGCTTGAACTGTCTAAGGTGGTCGCACAGGCGGCAGGACAGCTACTCAAGAAAGATCAGGCCGAGGTAGCCGCTGAAGAGAACGCCAAGCAACAGGCAGACCCCCTGACGCAGCTACAGCAGCGCGAGATGGCTATTAAAGAGCAGGAACTGCAGCACAAGATGCAGATGGATCAGGCCAAGCTACAGCTTGATATGGAGAATAAACGGGCGAATGTTGGTCTTCAAGAGGGTCGTATGGAAGCTGACAATGCTAAAGCAGCGGCTGATATACAATTAAAAGTAGCTGAGTTGCAGACAAAAGAAGATACTGAAGCTATTAAACTAGCTATGGAAGCAGCTAGAGATATAAACGATAGGGACTAATACGTGGAGCAGAGCATTTTCCTAACGGTGCTGAACCGTGTAGAGGAACAACGCAGCGCAATACGTCACCATCTAGCAGGTGGTGGCGCTACAAATGACAGGGAATACTGGAAGTTTGTAGGTGAGTACGAGGCGTTGGGCAACATAGCTACAGAAATCAAAGAAGTTGAACAACGATATATTGATACATAGAACTTTTAGTTGTATGGAAAAAATACGTGGGTGATCCACGCTAGGGCGCTGTGAGCCTTTAATCACTGCTAGGAGACTAAAATGTACGCGGCCAACAAAGTAGAAGATAGCGAACTGCAAGCTAAACTTCCCGAACCCAAAGGCTTTAAAGTCTTAATTGCAGTCCCAGAATTAGACGGAAAGACAGAAGGCGGTGTTATTATGCCTGATGCTCTTAAATCTATGGAAGAGACTGCATCTATAATTGGGTTTGTTATAAAAACCGGACCCGAGGCTTACACAGACAAAGAACGGTTCCCCAGTGGACCTTACTGTGAGGAGGGGGATTTTGTAATCTTCCGTTCTTACTCAGGCACTAGATTTAAGGTGATGGGTAAAGAGTTTCGCATTATCAACGATGACACTGTAGAAGCAGTGGTAGAAGACCCACGGGGGTATAGTAGAGCATGAGTGGCGCAGAGCAAGCCGTAGAAGATACGGGCACCGTAGAAGTCAACATGGATTCGTCTGAAGACATTGTTGTAGAGGTTGAAGATGATACTCCTGAAGAGGACAAAGGCCGACCACGCCGAGCCAAAGGCGAAGAAGCTGATATCCCTGAAGATGATGACCTTGAAAAACATAGTGAGTCCGTACAAAAACGGATTAAAAAACTAAAGTTTGAGTTTCACGAAGAGCGTAGGCGCAAAGAAGAAGCAGAACGTGAACGCGAAGCTGCCGTGCAGTACGCACAAAATGCTAAGAGTGAAGCTGATAAGCTACGCAAAAACCTGTCTGAGGGTGAGGGCGTCCTCATTACACAGGCAAAAGCACGTAATGAGTCTGAGCTTTCGCAGGCAAAAGCAGCTTATAAACAGGCGTATGATGCGGGTGATTCTGACGCGGTTATTGAAGCACAATCAGCTATGGTTAAACTACAGACCGAAGCTGATCGCATTGAAAACTGGAAGCCCCGTTCTGCCGAAGCACCTGAACAACCTGCTCCTGCTCCTAGACCTCGCGCACCTGAACCTGATAAAAAAGCGCAAGAATGGGTAGCTCGTAATCCTTGGTTTACTGAGGATAAGGCTATGGAGCGGTATGCTATGCTTGTGCATCAGGAGCTAGTAGAAGAAGGAGTTGATTCTTCTTCCGATACATACTATAGTCGAATTGATGTTGCTATGAGGCAACGTTACCCAGATAGGTTTGACGATGTTGAAGAGGACAGAAAACCGCAACGTCAGGCTGGCTCCGTGGTGGCCCCGAGTGGTAGAAATACTGCTACATCACGCAACACGGTTAAACTGACCTCCTCTGAGGCCGCTATCGCCAAGCGACTTGGAGTATCACTAAAAGACTACGCGGCGCAAAAACTGAAGGAATTAAACAATGGCTGATCGCAAACCCCGCTCTTTGAACACTCGTGAAACAGGTGAACGCAGAAAACCGTGGAAGCGATCCTCTATGCTACCTACCCCCGAACCGCGTGACGGACTTGCGTTTCGCTGGATTCGCACAGCTACCTTGGGTACAGGTGACATGACCAATGTTTCGCAAAGGTTCCGAGATGGGTACGTAGCTGTGAAAGCAGAAGACTACCCTGAACTACAGATTATGTCCGATATTGACTCGCGCTTTAAGGACAATATTGAAGTCGGCGGGTTATTGCTCTGTGCAATACCTAAAGAATTGCAAGAAGACCGAGAATACGGTCAGTTGGAGACTGCACAACATCAGTCCGACGCCGTAGATAGGAATTTCATGCGGGAATCCGACCCCCGTATGCCCGTAATGCCTTCCGAACGGTCTACTCGCACCTCATTTGGTAAGTAGCCTTCTGGCGCTTGCTGTAAATAAAATCGTAATAGAGGAGAGACTTAAATGGCTCTTACATCTACTCCATACGGTTTGCGCCCGATTAACGCTATTGGGGGTCGTTCCTTTTCAGGATCAACTCGTCAATTACCGATTACTTCTGGGTTCAACACCGCTATCGCCAACGGCGACATTGTGCAGGTAGCCGCAAATGGCACCATCACAAAGGTCACTGACGTTGGAACAAACGGCGATCCGTTCCCTGCTGGGACTGTTGGCATCTTTCTTGGCTGTTCATACACTGATGCGGTTAGTGGGTTTACCCAGAACAACCAGTGGCCTGCAGGTCAAGTTGCTGCTGATGCTCAGGCTTATATTTGTGATGACCCTAACGCGTTGTTCCAAATTCAAGCTGACGCTGCCGTAGCGCAAACCCTGATGCACAGCAACTTTGCTGTTAATCAGACCGCCCCGGATACAGCCAACGGCAATTCCAGAATCTCTCTGGATGTGGCTACCGCTGCTACCACCGCTACGGTTGCTTTTAAGCTCGTAGATTTCGTTAACGCACCCGGATCAACCGTGGGTGACGCATTTACCGATGTGATTGTTAAGTTCAATCCTTCGTCACATGCGTACACCGCTGGTCTTGGCCTGTAAGGAGATAATCAATGGCTATTTCTCGCGCACAGGCGCTAAAAGAGCTTCTTCCGGGCCTTAACGCCCTGTTTGGTTTAGAGTACAACAAGTACGAAAACGAACATGAAGCCATCTACGAAACCGAGACCTCGGAGCGTAGTTTTGAAGAGGAAGTGAAACTTTCAGGTTTTGGCGCTGCACCCGTCAAAAACGAAGGTGCTGCTATCTCGTATGATAACGCGCAGGAATCATTCACTGCTCGTTACAACCATGAAACTGTGGCTATGGGTTTTTCTATCACTGAAGAAGCGATGGAAGATAACCTGTATGATTCACTGTCCACCCGCTATACTAAAGCACTAGCTCGCGCTATGGCTTATACCAAGCAGGTTAAGGCAGCGGATTTGCTGAACACAGGCTTCGCCACCTTTAACTCAGGTGATGGCGTCACGCTGTTCAACACTGCACACCCCACAGTATCGGGTGCTACAAACGGCAACCGTCCTGCGGTAGCTGCTGACCTGAATGAAACTTCGCTTGAGCAAGCAGTAATTGATATTGCAGCCTACGTTGATGAACGTGGTCTTCTTATCGCTGCGCGCCCACGCACACTCATCATTCCTACAGGTCTTATGTTTGTGGCAACACGTTTGCTGGAAACCGTAAATCGTGTGGGTACAGCCGATAATGACCTTAACGCAATTAACTCAAACGGTTCTATTCCGGGCGGTTATACGGTTAACCATTATCTGACTGATGCAGATGCGTTCTTTATCACTACTGATATTCCGAATGGCATGAAGCATTTTGAGCGTACCGCGATGACAACATCTATGGATGGTGACTTCGATACAGGTAACGTGCGCTACAAAGCGCGTGAGCGTTATTCGTTTGGTGTCTCTGACCCGCTGGGTATCTACGGTTCTCCCGGAGCCTAATTTAGGCACTGGCGACAGTTTGAGAGGGGTGACTTCGGTTGCCCCTTTCTTTTTGTCCAAAGGTGCTGTACTACTAATTTATCCCTGACAGTTACAGTGTGTAACTGACATTTGCCACGACAGGAGATTATCATGGCTAACACAACTTTTTCAGGTCCAATTCGGGCAGGTAATATTAAGAATACTACAGGCACAACTGTAGGCACTGACATTGCTAACGTAGGTTACGTTGTAATGTGTCAAGATACAGTACAGAGTCTCGCAGGTGGCGCTCTTGCAGCGGTTGTAACGGATATCGTAATACCAGCAAACTCTAAGATCGTTAACTGTATCATTGATCTTGTAGCTGCGGCTAATGCTACTACCAACATTAGCGTTGGTGAAGTTGGCGGTAATGCAAACACTATTATCAATACGGTTGCGTCAGGAACTACGGTGGGCGTCAAAGCACTGGGTGCTGGCGGTGGTGGAACCTTAGAATGGGGTAACACTGGCGCATCAGACATTCGTTTGACTGTAACATCTTCTGCTGCCACTAACGCAGGTTCTGTCCGCATTACAGTAATGTATGCACAAGCGTTTAACACTGTAATACGACCTTAAAGGAGTAGCTAAATGGCTGGTCAAGAGGTTAGAGCTTACAACTTTGCAGCAAGCGATACCGCTGCTCTTGTAGGCCCATCACGGGGCAGGTTGCAGGGCGTTTTAGTTAACGCTGCTGCGGCTGCGGCTTTCACCATACGTAGTGGTAGTGCTACGGGTGAGATTATACTTCAGCTAACTCTGCCTGTAGGTTGGAATGACGTATACATCCCTAATGACGGTATACTTGCTGACAATGGTTGTTTTGTCTCTGCTTTTACAGGCACTGGCAATGTAATGACCCTGCTCATAGAGTAGATCGTTATGGCTTCAAAGGGTGAGATGCCGAAGCGTAACAAAAAGAATTTCCGCTCCACCAAGTCTGGGGCGGGGATGACAAAGGCGGGTGTCGCTGCTTACAGACGTAAAAATCCCGGTTCTAAGTTAAAAACTGCTGTTACGGGCAAGGTTAAAAAAGGCAGTAAAGATGCCAAGCGGCGTAAGTCGTTCTGCGCCCGTTCCGCTGGACAAATGAAGCAGTTCCCCAAAGCAGCAAAAAACCCTAATAGCCGTTTAAGACAGGCTAGAAGACGCTGGAAGTGTTAGGA